CTATCTCGTCGGCTCCACCTTCTTGCCTTTCCGGTTGCGCACATAGTGCTCTGTCATGGTCACCGTAGTGTGCCCGAGCTGATCCCTGGCCTGCATGATATCTCCGCTGGATTCGGCTTTATCGGTCCCTGCTTTCGCCCGCAAATCTCGCAGCTGAAACGCTGACTTGGGAATACCTGCATCCTCTCTGGCCTTGTCGAACCGAGTGCGCAACATACTGGCGCTCATAGGCTCGCCGTCGGCCGCCACGACCAGTCTGGTAGAACGCACTTTGTGGCCTGCCTTACGCGCCTTAATTCTGACAATCAACAACGCCAGCTCGCCCATAAGCTCGATGCGTCGCTTTGCCGCTGTCTTTCCCTGTTTAATCCAAATCTGCCCATCCCTGATATCTCGCTCATCCATTAGCCTCACATCGGTCACCCGCTGGCCCGTCAGATATGCCAGATCCATGGCATCCTGCAGGCCGACTTCCGCCTTGTCATACACTGTTTTGTATAGCGAATCCTCAATGTACACATCCCGGCCAGTTTCTTTGTTGCCCTTCACGCCAGCGCATGGGTTGGCCAAGGCCGTATAGCCCATCTCCCGGGCGAAATTCCATATTGCTGACAGCAGTGCCTTCTCTCGGTTGGCTCGTACCGGTGCAGAGCTTCTCCAGCGCAGGTACTGGCGAACGTGCTGGGGCTGTATCGCATCGAGCGGTGCAGGCGGGTCATTGAAGAACGCCAGCAGGTTCTTCAGTTCACGCAGATTGTCTTTCTGGGTGGCGGGGGATTTGGTGGGCACCACCTCAACCAGATAGCGGTCAGCCACGTACTTGAAAGTGATGACCTCTTGAACCCGGGCGTCAGCAGTCCGATCGCGCTCGAATTCCGCATATTTCATGATAGCCAGGCCGTAATCACTGCCCAGCGGGATCTCTTTTCTCGGCTTCCCGCCTGTATCGTAGTAATAGTATTTTTTGCCGCTGGGCTTTAATCGTTCCCTGAACCGGGGAATAGCCCCCGGCCTTGACGGTTTTCTTCCCATCTTATGATGCCTTTCTTGGTTTCCATTCTGAGATGGCAGCCTTCTCGGGCCGCTGCTCTACTGCCGCCTTGGTCACACTTGGCCAGCCGCTTTTCTTGATCGTGTGCCGGATTCCATTCTGGCGCAAATTCGCCAGCTGACCGGCTTTTTGTTTGGCTCCAGTCAGGTCGCACAGCTCTTCATGGGTGAGAAACATGATTATGCCTCCCGGCGTATAGGGTGATGCCGATTAAAAGGGGTGGGGGTTGCCTGTACTTGCTGGGGCGTAGGCCTTTCATGGGATCGAGCCCGCCCCACACAGGGTTAACGATCAAGGATTGCCCATCGCGGCCAGCCCTCAAGAACTCCGCGCACTTGACGATCGCGACTGGCTTGCCGTTGTAGCTGTATCTGCCGATAACCGGGTACCGATCAAAGGGCAGGGCGCTGCAGTCTCGATCCCGGTTGGTGCAGGTGGCGCACATGCCACCTTTAGGTTGATGAGTCATGGCTTCTTATCCCTGTTTCGCTTTGCCAGCGCCCACTTCTTGTCTCCGGCTGGCGGTGCTGGTAGCACATCCTCCGGTAGTATCCCTTCCTTGCAGTGAGGGCAGAGCGGGACACTCTTTTGCTTTCGCCACGCCTCATCCATGGCCTTTGCGGCCCTTCCTCGGACTTGATACCTGGCCGCCTCTTGAGCTGCTTTATGCTCTGCCCGGATCTTCTTGCTGGCACCGTCGTGGAATTGAACCAGGCCGATAAAAGCATCGAACGGCTCAACATCGGTTTCGCAGTCGTTGCAGTAAACCCGACGCTCCCTTTCGTCATAGGTAAGGCGCAGGTGCCTGCAGGTCTTTATGGGGCGTCGGGTCAAGCCACGGGCTATGCGCAGGTCGCCGATATCAACGACCTTTACGCCATACAGGTATTCGTGAGGGTCAATTGGCGCAGTCATGGCTGGCCTCCAGATCCCGCAGATATACATCGGCCTGGATGCTGGCCGCGCCCATCTCATCAACGGCTGTGAACGCGGCGCTGATGGGCTGGTGGGACGCGCTTATCAATCGGACGCACTCTTTCAGGTGCTGGCGCAGCATTTTGTTTTCAGCTTTCAGGGCGGCAACTTCCGGGGTGTCGGTGAAAAGGTCAGTCTTCATCGTTGGCCTCCTGCTGCTTTTCACGGAATACCCACTTCACCCCCGGCCGCGTTGTCCGTGTTCGCTCAACAACCTGCAACCATGCGATTCCGGGCTGGTCTATCAACGGAACGGGCCGCCACGCGAACCACCGGTGCCAGCGCCATTCCTCCGACCGGTACTTGTATCCGATGATCATGCATCGCCTCCTTGCTGCTCCCGGTGGGCGGATAGGGCGGCTCGGGCTGCCATGAGTATCTTCCGCACATCGTCGCGAGATTGGCGTGTCATGTTATCGTGAATATCAGGGATCACATCCGCCAGATCTTCGAGCGCCTCTGCCAGACCGCCCACGTACGGCCCATCAGTCTCCCGGTGGGCGGATAGGGCCTCCTCAAATTCACGGCGTATCCGCTCCCGATCTCGATACAAGGTCCACTCGCAGCAATGCACGTCGGGATCGAGGGTTGAGGGTTTATCGGCGTCTATCCTCGGCACGATCTTATCCATAATGTAGTGGTCTACTAATCCCGGACACCAACGTAGGTGGTAAAATTGCCGCCATAAGCGAGGTGTCAGATGACCAGGAAACGACGCACTTTTTCACCCGAGTTTAAGCAGGAGGCAGCCAGCCTGGTGCTTGATCAAGGGTATAGCATTCCTCAGGCTTGTACTTCTCTCGGCGTGGGAGAAAGCGCTCTTCGCCGCTGGGTCGATCAATTGTCGCAGGAGCGCCAAGGTGTCACGCCCAAGGGCAAAGCATTGACGCCAGAGCAACGCAAGATCCAGGAGCTCGAGGCCCGCTGTAAGCGCCTTGAGATGGAGAAAACTATATTAAAAAAGGCTACCGCTCTCTTGATGTCGGACGAGATGAATCGTACGCGCTGATAGACCAGTTGAGTGAGCAAATGCCTGTCGAGATGGTCTGCGCAGCGTTCGATGTTAGTCGTTCAAGCTATTACGATTATCGCCAACGCCGGGGTCGGATAGATGTTGAGCGGCTTGCCTTGAGGGCAAAGGTAAACCGGCTGTTTTCGAAAAGCCGGAGCTCTGCAGGTAGCCGAACCATGGTGGGTCTGCTCAGCGAGGACGGCATAGCTGCTGGGCGCTTTAAGGTGCGGCGTCTGATGAGTGAGCTGGGACTGATTTGCAAACAGCCCGGGCTTCATGCCTACAAACAGGCGACGGTCGAGCGAATCGACATTCCAAACCACTTGGCACGGAAGTTTGTAGTCGATCAACCCGATCAGGTCTGGTGTGGCGACATCACCTATGTATGGACCGGTCAGGCCTGGAGTTACCTTGCTGTAGTGTTAGATCTGTATGCGCGCCGTGTCGTTGGCTGGGCCATGTCAGCCAGACCAGATGCAGACCTTGTTGTCGAAGCGCTGGATCACGCCTGGGAGCAGCGTGGCAGGCCGGACAAGGTCATGTTCCACTCGGACCAGGGAAGCCAGTACGCAAGCCGAAAGTTCCGCCAGCGGATCTGGAGATACCGCATGCAGCAGAGCATGAGCCGGCGTGGAAACTGTTGGGATAATGCCCCGATGGAAAGGCTGTTCAGGAGTCTGAAATCGGAGTGGATACCCGCCTTCGGCTATCGAAACATGTACGAAGCGCAGAGGGATGTTGGTGACTACCTGATGGGCTATTACAACCAGCAACGACCCCATACGTTCAACGGTGGTGTATCACCGGTAGCGGCGGAAGAAAAACTTAAAATACTGTCCGGTATCAGTTGACCACTACATAAGCGCATAAACCAACCCGCTCACGTCCGGCGCTGCGGGTGGGGCGGTGTAGTCATCCGCTTGGCATTCAGGGTATGGCCTGTCGCCTTGATCGAATGACTCTGGGGTCTGGCCTGTGGTCCAGCCGATTACTCCCTGACCATTGCAGCTCTGGCACTTGCCAGACTGCTCCACCTGCTGCTCTACAGGCCGCGGAGATGCCGCCACCAGGTCAGCAGGGTAGACGCGATCCACCATTCTCGTCGTAACTACCGGCGACGGCTTCCAGTCTTCGGGAATGCTCACTGGTCTTTGTGCCTGCTCGGCCTGTTGCTCGGGCGCAGGCGCGGCGGCGATAGCCTCGCGCAACCGGGATCGCCACCAGAAGCTTTTCTGACCCGGACCACGGTCGCCGAACTCCATGCCGTCGAATTCGCCCTCGCCAAGCAGGAACTTGATCAGCTCCACCGGCACCAATTTGTACTCGCTCATGATTTCCACTCCCCAGTATGCATGTTGAAGTCGCGCAACTCCTTTTTCAGGTCGCGCAGAATGTAATTCGGTATGTCTGCGCTGCGCAGTCGGCCTCGAAGCAGGCGGGCCATCTGTCCTGCCACCCTGTCGGCGCGGCGGATGGTGGTGTGCGCTTGCTCTACGGCGCCCACCATCTGGTCGAAGCTGATCTGGTCAGTCATTGATCGATCCTCTTGAATTCGATAACCCATACCCATGGATTGGCATCCCAGTCGCCGCCGGTTGAGTTCCACAGCTCTGCAAATGCGTCGAAAGCCGTGGTCACCGGAATGAATTCGTACATTGATCGGGCGAGCCCCTCTTTGCAGATTTGCCCGATGGTTATTTCTTGCAGCCGCTCGACGCGAACGCCTGTGATTTCCAACTGGATGCGGCTGGCCCACCGGGGCATGTGGATGCTTGGTTTCCATGGCCCGCCGTAGTCGGTACGGTTGTCGGCCTCGCGGTACACGACCCACTTCTCGCCAGAAGCTTGTGCTACACGGGTTTCTGCCCAGGTCTCCCGCACCCATAGGTGGTCACCGACCTGACCATAAGGGCAGCAGCTTCCTGCCAATCCTTCCCATCCGCCACGCTGGTTTTGCAGTTCTTGCTCAACGTGAACCATTGACTGAACCTTGTTTGCCGGCCACCGGTGTCCAGCAGGGCCCGGATAGTCGATTGGCGTCACTTCCGGCTGTGGCTTCATAACTCGGCGGGCAACCGTCTTCCGGCCATCCAGAATTGCGCTGACCATCTCGCCATTGAACAGAATGGGGCGCTCAGTCATCGATCTTCTCCTCTGCATGCCGGTACACGGCGTGATCCATGAGCATCGACGGCTCCATGTCACAGCTCTCATCGAAAGCTGGGTATTCCAGGTAACTCGGCGTGGCCGGGTGCCGCGGCGGGTACTGGACCTCTGCTTCCAGGCGCTGGTTATCGATCGCCTGTCGGTAGGCATCCCGGGCCAGTCTCACCAGCTCGGTATTGGTCATCCATTCACCGTCGATCCCGCTCAGCTGGGTGAGGGTGCCCTCGTTGGTCATCATGGTGCTGGCTAACAGGTTCATGCTGCCTCCTGCAGTGGCAGGCGCCACTGGTGGCTTGTTTCTGGCAATGAGGGTCCGTACTGCCCCTGGAATGCCAGGGCAGGGCATTTGATGGATGTCATGGGTTTACTCTCGGCGACTCGCCCCCTCTTGTGGTGGCGCTGTGATGTTGGATTGAGATATGGTCGAGTTTCATCCAAGGCCAAGGCCAAAGGTCAAGGGAGCAAATGGATATGTCGAAACGAATAATCACTGAGCAGCAGCTCAGTGGTGTAAATATCAAAAACTATGACGAGGTAGTACTGACAAGCAGTCCTAATGACTCCGTTGGGGTGGAGATTTTCGCTGTGCGAACACTTGCTCCATTTGTGGAGCCGCTCAAGGAGGCAATGCCTTCATCCAGGAGGCAACTATTGGTAGTAGTTGCCGACCCCGATGATGTGGACATCCAGATTCGTGTTCGCCGAGCAATTGATCTCAAGATAATGTAGGGCAACGCTATGGAGGATATTTTTGGGCAAGCCGTGCCGATCATCCAGCTTGTATTGCCGGGCTTTGTTACGACTGTAATATTCTATTGGCTTTCGAGTGCGCCAAAACCCGGGCAGTTTGAAAGACTGATACAGGCTTTGATCGGTACCGGCGTAATTTATGTGCTGGTGCAAGTAATCGAAAGCCTCGCTCTATATGTCGGACGTTATGGGGCAATAGGAGCATGGAGTGACTGGGTGATATTGTTCTGGAGCTACATTCTGGCTGTAGCGCTAGGGCTGGCTTTGGCATTCATTTCAGCCAACGACACTCTCTACAAGGTTGCGAGGCAGGCGAACCTGACAATGCGTTTCTCAGAGGGTTCGGAATGGTGTTTCGCCCACAGAACCCTCAGGGATAGAGGTGTTATTTTAAATTTCAATGACGGCAGGCGCTTGGCAGGATATCCGCGAGCGTGGCCTACATGCCCTGAAAAGGGGCACTATCTGATCCAGTTTCCCACGTGGATAGTGGCAAATGAGGGCGATCAGGGAGCGGATAATTTCGAGCCAGCGGACGGTATCGAGTATATGATCATCCCAAATAGTGAGGTTATGTGGACTGATTTTCTTTCCAAGCCAACCGAAGAGGTGTGATAGATGAACAAAAGTCGCCAAGAGGTAATTGAAGAGACACTCAAGAGAAGCATTAACGAGGGGATGAATGTGAACCCTGTAATGCCTCAAAATATTCTACCTAAGACGCCACCTAAAGCGCCGCCCTCGGCCCCTACAAGTGGGGCAAAAAAGAAATAGTTTTGTATAGCGGCCATCAGGCCGCTTCATCCCTCTGCGCGTTTGGCGACTGCCTCATTGATCTTCCGATTATGCTCCGCCAGCGCCTCCCAGCTCCATCCGTTCATGGGTGCTGTGCACTGGGCGTGGATCGGGCATCTTCCGCACCCGTTGCGGCGGCCAGCTTCGATGTAGTGCTGCTCGCAAATGGCAATAACGAGAGGGGACAGGGTAGTCATTATGCCGCCTTCCAGTCCTGCCACCCAATCACCGGCGCACCGGTCTTCTTGTTCTTGAGCGGCTGCCCGGTCGCATCCTTCTTCGGTGCTCGAGCGCGGATGCAGAGGTCTCGGCATTCTTCCTGCTCACGCATCAGCCTAATGAACTCATGGGCGAACTGGGGCGCGTCAAAGGGCTTGCATAGCTGGATGATGCGCGAGCCGTTCATGATGGCGTCAGCGCGGATATTCACTGCGGCCTCCCATTCCTCTGGTGTAAGGTCTTCTCCGCGAATCCTGGTAGGAACCTGCCGGCGGGCGCTGCTTATCGCGTAGCCGCGGGTCATTCCGAACACTGCAAATGTACTCATGATAATAACCTCTCGTGACACCCCGCCGTGACACTTACGGCTGGCGCATGAAGTCGCGCAGCTGGTCGCCTGGCAGGCGTGATGCGTTGTGGATCAATCGGGTTATGGCGTCCTGGCGTTCTTCGAGTTCGCAGGTGGCCATGATCTCGCTCAGTAGCTCTGCGGTGGCGTGGTAGATGTCCACCTGCAAGCGGTAGGCGAGGAGGCGGGCTTGGCGCTCTTCCTCCTTCAGCTTGTCCCTGGCGCGTTTCTCGCGCTGGCGCTCGGCAGGGGTCATTGCTTTCATGCCCACACCTCTCGCGCCACTGCGTTTTGCCTCGCTTGGGGCGTGCCCCTGGGCTTGAAGGGTAGGTGCTGGGGCAATGCCTGCTTCACTACCGGCTTGCGCCGTGTACGGGCTTTGCGGGGTGCTGGCGTCTTTGCCTCCGGCGCTGCTTTGTCTTTCAGGTGCATGACCTGGTTGTACTGGCGGAAGGCGTCCTTGCCCGGGGCGTGGCGGGCGATGATGGGCAGGGTCTCGACCTTGCCATTCCGGCGTTCGTAATCGCGCATCAGGACTTCATGCTCGGCGCGGAGCAGATCCCGTTCGGCGATGGCTGTCGCGTCAATCATGCTGGCTCCTCAAAAAGGAATGTCATCATCAAAGCTGTCGTAATCCGGCGCGGGCGCCTGATTCGGTTGGGCGGGCTGCTGTTGCGCTGGCGGTCGTGCCTGCTGGCGCTGGGGTTGGTTGCCGGGTGGTGCGCCGTCGAGCAGCTGCAGGGTGCCGTTCATATCGACCACCACTTCGGTGGTGTACCGCTTGATGCCGTCCTTCTCCCACTCACGGGTTTGCAGCCGGCCTTCGATGTAGATCTTCGATCCCTTGCGCACGTACTGCCCGGCAATCTCCGCAATGCGACCGAAGAAGGCCAGGCGGTGCCATTCGGTGCGCGTCTGCTGCTGACCGGTCTGCTTGTCCTTCCAGCTGTCGGAGGTGGCCAGGGTGAGGTTGGTGACCGCCGTGCCGTTGGGCAGGTAGCGGGTTTCTGGGTCCCCGCCGGCGTTGCCGATCAGGATGACCTTGTTGATGCCGCGGCTCATGCGGCCACCTGCAGCGGCTGTTGCCCGGCCTGGACCTGTTCGATATGCCGGGCCTTGGCCACTGCCGCCTGATACCCGATTGCCCAACCGACCACCCGGCCTGCTTGGGTGAGGCGCCAGAAGCTGGCGCGGGAGGCGTTCGGCAGCACGCGGTTGCCGGCGGTGTGGATCTGTACCATTGAGTTCATGGTGGTTACCTCATGCGTGGTCAAAGGGGCTGTAAATCACATCCGGCCGGCGGCTGGGCCGGGTCCGGGTGACTGAGTTGCGTATGTAGCGGTCCTGGTGGGTATCGGGCTGGCCGCCGACGCTGATGCAGCACACCGCCAGCAGCAGGGCGAGCGGGGCGATAATGGCCTTGCGTATGGCTTCGGCCACCAGGTGCGCCCGGCGGCTGGCGCCGAGCTTGAACATGGCGTTGGCGATGCGCTTACGCACGCTGTCCGGCGCCAGTCCGGCTTCGCGGGCGATCTCTTTGTCCGTCATGCCGGCCGCAACCAGCATGGTGAACTCGACTTCCCGAGGGCTGAGCAGGCCTATCTGGCCTTGCCATCCGTGTCTGATAATCATGGCGAGCCTCCAAGGCTATGCGGGCTGATGTGCCGGGTAACGCCCGGCGATTTCCTTGCGGACGATGCGCACCGCTTGCGGTGCCTCAGTGCCTATGCGCACTTGCCGACCATTGATTGCCAGCACGGTGAGCTCGATGGTGTGTTCGCCTGCGGTGATGATGAGGGTCTCGCCTGTACGGCGTGTCAGTGACAGCATTTCCTTTCTCCTTGGGTTCCGTTGCTTCGCGCATGCCACTGGTGGTCAATGGCATCTGGGAAGGTCTGGGGGAGGGGGGAAGGTGGCCAGCGGCCAACTCACCACTGCCCAGGTGACGGGCTTTGCGCTAAGCTGCACGCACCACACGACACAGCTTGCAAAGGAGGGCAGACCGAATGGCGGTCTCTGTATTGGCGCGATTTATCGCTGATGAGTGGTTCAAAATCATGATGATTCTGTGTTTTCTGCTGCTGGTTGCAGCCCTGACCTTCGAGCTGCAATTCGACAACCTGACGGTGATGCTCCTGTCACTTGCCGGCACCCTGTGGGGTATTGGCGAGATGGCTTGCCGCCCCTATCGTGAGATAGTCACGCAGGACGTCATCCTGCCCGGCTATGCGAAGATGTCAGGGCGGCCACGGCGGCTGAATATGGCGGGGTTCTGTCTGTTCACACTGGCTCTGCTGGTTGCCGGTGCTGGCGCTTACCGCTTGTGGCTGATACTTCCCTTATTGCTGGTGGGGTAACCGTCAGAGGGAGCGGCTGTTGCTATTCGGCGGATTCGTTGATGTTGATTACGAATCCGCCGAATGCCTGATAAAGCGGGACTCCATGAAGATACTGCTCTGCTGAAGTCTTGCTATCGAAAACCTCAATGCAGCTTTCGTTATCCTCTGACATGCATGGAATTACGATTCTGTCTTCGCGCTCGATCAGCGCAATCCATCTATCACTCATCACACTTCTCCTTTTTCGTTTCCCGGTACCGCCTCATCGAAGCGGTACGAGGAAATCTTTCTTCACCTGTTTTCTGTCGCCCCACAGGTGAACCGCCGGGGCTGATCTCACCGGTTACCCGGCTTATCCGTTCATGGCCTACGTTGTTAAAGAGCGGGGCCGGTGTTGCTGGCTTGGGAGTAAATTTACAACTGATAATTGTATATTGCAAGCGTAAGTTGTAATTCATTTCATTGAAAATTGTAGGTTCTTGAATCGCGAGCAATAAAAACCCGCCCGGAGGCGACAGGCGTTGCGCCGTAGTATTTGCGTGTGGTACTGAAAAACAGTACTATTCAGGTATGAAAAGAAAACACCAAAAAACCCTTGAGCTGATCTTTGCCCGCCCCGTCAGCGCCAATGTCCAGTGGCGAGACATCGAAGCGCTATTCATTGAGCTGGGCGCGGATGTATCAGAGCGGGAAGGCTCACGCATCGGGGTGCGACTGTTTGGTGAGATACGGGTGTTCCATCGGCCACACCCGTCGCCGACCACTGACAAGGGTGCAGTGGCTTCGGTGCGTGACTGGCTGAATGCGAATGGAGTAAAGCCATGAAGAACACAATGACGATTGACGGCTACCGGGCAGTTATCCAGTTTGATCCTGAGATTGAGATGTTTCGTGGAGAGTTCGTTGGCCTGAATGGCGGGGCGGATTTCTACGCGGCTGATATTGAGGGGTTGAAGCGGGAAGGGGCGGCGTCTCTGCGGGTATTTCTGGAGATGTGCGCCGAGGATGGCGTGGAGCCGACCAAAGCGTTTTCCGGCAAATTCAATGTGCGTGTCCCGCCGGAGTTACACGCTGATCTGGTGGTGGCCGCTACAGCAGAGGGCAAGAGCCTGAATCAGTGGGTGGTGGACGCGCTGGGACGAGAGGCTCATGCCTGATGAGTACGATGCTGAAACACCGGGGCTACTACGGCACCATTCAGCCCGACATTGAAAGCGGCACACTGTTCGGCAAGCTCGCTTTTATCCGTGACCTGGTCACTTACGAGGCCGATGATCTTAAAACCCTGGAAAAGGAATTTCAGATCTCGGTGGATGACTACCTTAAGGATTGCGCCGATCTGGGCAGAGCTCCTGACACTCCCTGCAAAGGGTCGTTTAACGTCAGGGTGGGGCATAACCTGCACCTGGCTGCCACGGTGGCAGCTACCCAGCAGAGCATCACCCTGAATGACCTGACCCGCCGGGCGCTGAGTGAGTATCTGGAGCATCGGGCGTAAGGCTGCGGAGCAGGGAAGGGTAGACACAAAAAAGCCCGCGCGGGGCGGGCGGACGTATTCAATCGCTGTCTGCGAATCCTTGAAGCAGGGTGTCTTGGATGTGCCCTGTGAGGATGGATGCTTCAACAGGGACGCCGCTGCGCATTTTTGCAACCACATGGAGATGAATGGCCCCCTTGCTCTCTAGGGAGCGGAAAAGATCCGTCAGTATCTTGCCGCTGCCTGACCCGTCCATGGGCATGCTTGCGGGTATCGCCATCCCGTCTTCACCCTCAAGGCTGACCCTGTATCCGGTGTCGGTTTCTGCTATACGGGTCACACGATATAGCCCGTCAATACGGCTATGTTGGCGTCGCGTGCGCTCTCGCTTGATGTAGTCAGGGATCTCGTCAGCACTCAAAGATAAACGACCAATCTCAATTGCGTCGGCATCGGCCACGCTTTTTGCCAAGTTAACGGCGGAGGCAGCAATATCGGCGTTAAGATTGGAGAGGCGGGAGTTGGCGTCAATTGCAGCCTGAACGACCTTTAGGTGTGCATCTGTTTGATGATGGACGGTCTCGGCATCAAGATAGTTGCTGTGGCCGGCGTAGGCGCCTATCAGCAAGGCGAGGCCAAGCACAGTGATCACCAACTGGTTGCCGTTCATTTTCTCAATAGCCCTCAACCCAAGACGCTCAACCACATCGACAAGCTTGGCTTCTGTAACCGAGCTTCCCTGGCTGAACTGAAAAACCAACTCTAAGTCTTTCTTGTCGTCATCCGTCAGGGATTGTGAGGTTTTACTATACACTAGGGCGGCGTAAAAACTATTGATGGCGGCTTGGTATTGTGCGAGCGCCTTCAGGGATGAGGCCGGCAACGTGCTCTGGTATTTTTCGCCCTCAGCCTTGAAGTAGAACTGCAGCCAGTCACCAAACGCGATATCGTATGACTTGCCATCATCAAGGCCGTTATCTAGCGCTTTCTGCAGAAGAGTAACAGCGTCATCAAAGGTGGCGGCGCTTAAAGTTTCAATATTCATTGCATTCCTTGCGTAAATTTATGCATGGGCGACGCAGCGCGACCACATCGGCTTCCACTTCTCAATCCCATCACCCACCACCATTCGAAATTTTATTTCCCGGGGAGGGCTAGCATTACCTCAAGATGCGGCACCGCTTTAACATCCCTCTCTGAAAAATACTGAAGAGCCTTACGGGGAAGCCAGACCTCATGAAAGTGGGCTCGAAATTCAGCCAGCACTTCATTCGGGTAGAGCTTTGGATAAACAACTCGGCCGTCTTCGAACTCATGCCGATACGTCGGAAGCTGGTCGGTGTCCATACCCTTCTCGTCCCTAAGCCATTTACAAAACATCCGGCCTTCTGAAATATCAGGCAGCAACCTATCTGGCAGCGTGTATCCGGAGTCTTCCATTGGTCCGATCAGCGCAAGGGTCATCTCGTTAAGCATGGAAAAATGAGTTCTAGGCACCTGCTGCCTGTTCGCCATATAGCGCCGCAAGTGATAAGGCAAAACAGATGCCTTGTTACCTCCACCGCTTAACCATTCACGAACCCACTGGGAGACTGCGACAGCAAATCTTGGTGAGCACCACTGGCCCAGATTGATAGCGACGTCCGGATGAACCCAGGTACCTCTGTTAGCGTTTGTGGCGCTCTTAATGGTGAACACCAGTTGGTCCATGGGAATTCCCATGGACCTGGAAAGCTCACCCATGAACTCACCTGTAATTCTAAGACGAGCATAATCCGCAAATGCCTTGCCCGAAGCGTTACACATCGCAGTGGCGTTCACATATCCATCGCTTGCCCGCTGGTGAATTAGCGCACCCTCAACCTGCCTTGGTATCAACTCTAGCTGCGTCATCCTGCCTCCTGACGGGCCTCAAAAAAATGTGGGCGGTTATTCTTGCAGATGCGCAATCAGCCCAATAAATGCGCTTGCCACCACCACGCCAGATCACAGATCCATCAGGCGCAAGGCCTTCAGATTTCGGCATAGGCCTTAGCCGTCTCTCGCAACATGTCAGCATGCGAGAAAATGTCGTCGAGGGTGTCTATGGGGTGTCGTGTTTCGTTCTTGTCGCCATCGAACGTGCCCAGATACTTCTGGCTTCGGTTGAAATGCAGCCGGGCAATTGGCTTACGGTTGTTGTCGTCGGCCAAAATCCCGAAATAGCTCAACGTGTCGCGAGCCGCAACCCTCTTAACATCAATCTCAGAGCGAACGATTGCCTTGATTATGTTGAAGCCTTCCAGCTCCTCGGTCGTGGTCTCAATCCTGTCTTTCTTGCTGATTTCATCATCAGCCGACTGGGTTTCACCGATCTCGGCATCTTGTTTGCTGATAGCCGCTGGCGCGGTAGATGAGGGCCGTGAAATCGCGGACTTCAGGCGCCCATTAACCTGGTCGCTCATGAACTGTTCGGCAGCCTTTGCTGTAAGCAGGGCGAATTGATCTCGCACTTTCTGGGTGAGAATGCCCTCGTAAACACGGGATGCGAAAAAGCGCACGAAGTCGTCTTCCGGCTGGCTGAACTGATTGGCCATGACCCGCTTGATCTGACCGACGTATTTGAGTTCACCCGCCGCATTCAGTACAGAATCCACATCAAAGGCCGACTTGGTCAGCTTCTGCAGCTCGGGAATGGCATGGTCATCCATGTCCAAGAAATCGAACTCCAAGAACGGCTTCTCGTCCATCTTGTTTGGCGCATCAAGATCGGTATAGAACCTGTAAACTTGGCCGTTCGTGAGAATGGATATCCGCGCTGTGGTGACATGGAAATAGCGGAACAACTGACTGGCGTGATTGATATTCAGCGGCTCGCCAATTTTTTTGGCCTCAATCAGAATCTGAATTTCACCATCCTTCATGATGGCGTAATCAATCTTCTCGCCTTTTTTCGTCCCGATGTCTGAAATGAATTCGGGGATCACCTCAAGCGGATTGAATACATCGTAACCGAGAACATTTTGAATGAATGGCATGACGAACGCGTTCTTCGTCGCCTCTTCAGTCTGAATTGCAGCCTTCTGCTGATGTATTTTTGCAGCCAGACTGGTCAAGCGTTCTTCAAATGACATAACTCTCCCTCCCAGGAGTATCCCATGTCTTGAGCGCGGCCAACTTGCCGACTCGGTTTTAGCTCATAGCTTCAGATCACAGCTTCCGCGCATTCCAGGCCAGTAAGGCTTGCGCATGGAAAACCACATCCTCAATCAGCACCTCGAAAGGGTCGTGATCGCGGTTATCGGAAATGATCTTGAAGTGGGTCTTGCTGACCTTCTGGACGCGCTTGATGTAGACCAGGTCATCCCATGTGAACACGTAGACGCCATCACCGATGAATTGCGTAATGCCGCGATCAACGAATACTGGCTCGCCATGGTTGATGGTGCCGGCCATGCTCTGACCCCAGCCGGTGATGATGGCCAGGTTGGCGGCGCTGGTGTAGGTGATGCCGAGTAGATCCAGATGCGCCTTATGCATCGTGACGTGGCGGATAATCTCGACGTAATCATTCGGCAGCTGACCACTGCCCATAGCCGCCCGCACGTTGAATTGCGGGATATCAACTTCACCCTCGCGCTTCTTGCTGGAGAAATCAGCAGCTATCACGTTGCTCTCCCTTTTATTGCTATCCAGATCGTCGTCCCCCATAAGGTAACCCGCCGACACGCCGAGAATCGCCGCTATCTCCTGTAAGCGCTGCGGGCGCGGCGTGTTTCTGCCTGCCTCCCAGGCCTGCACCGATTGCGGACTCACCCCCAAGGCGCGAGCCAGCTCGGACTGATTAAGTCCTTGAGCTTCTCTCGCAATAGCAATTTTTGATCCTGTAGTCGTCATGAGTGCGAAGATACAACGGGACGTTGTAGAATTCATTGCAATTCTCAGTTGTAATCGGTTAGCCTTGCCTGTAACTTTGGGTTGCAAAAGCAAGGGGTTAAACGCATGACACAAAACGAGAACGCAGTTTCACGGGCCGCAGCAAAAGCTGGCGGTCAGTCGGCGCTCGCCCGAATTCTCGACTGCTCTCCTCAAGCCGTGCAGCGCATGTGTGCCAGTGGTCGGGTGCCCGCTGAACGTGTCTTGGCAATCGAAGAAGCCACCGGCGTTTCCCGTCATGAGCTTCGTCCTGACCTTTACCCGAAAGAGAAGAAGTCTGTTGCCTGATTGGTAAAGAGTAAGGCGGAGAGGGATGTTTGCAGAGGCCGCTGATGTGGCTGGTGATTCGTACAGTGGTTTTCGAGGCAATAAAAAACCCCGGCTTTGATGGGTGGCGACCCAGCCGGGGCTTACATAGCGAGATCATTATGAACAGAGAATTGATGTTGGGCAATACCGAGCAGGTGAGCATGTCCAGCCGTGAGATTGCGGAGCTGGTCGAGTCACGGCATGACAGCGTGAAGCGCACGGTGGAGCGACTGGTGGAGCGGGGCGTAATTGCCCAGCCACCATTGGTGGATGGGATCAAGTCAGGCAATGGCGTTGTTGCTCAGGAGTATCTGATCAGCAAGCGCGACAGCTATGTGGTCGTTGCGCAGCTTTGCCCTGAATTCACTGCACGATTGGTCGACCGCTGGCAGGAGCTGGAGTCACGCCAGCATGTCACGGTCCCTCGCACGCTCCCTGATGCATTGCGTCTGGCTGCTGACCTGGCAGAGCAGAACACGTCCCTGCGCCTGGTGGTGAGTGAGCAGGCGCCCCAAGTGGAGGCGCTGCAGCGTATCGCCCAAGCACGCGGCACGCTGTGTCTGACGGATGCGGCCAAGCATTTGGGTGTACAGCGCAAGGTGATGCTGGCGTGGATGCAGGTGAACCGGTGGATCTATCGGCGCGAGGGTGCTGCTCACTGGCTGGGCTATCAGCCGCGGCTGCAGGCAGGGCTGCTTGAGCACAAGGTGACTGTGCTGGGCACCGAGGACGATGGGGCGCAGCGGTTGGCGTCACAGGTACGTGTCACGCCCAAGGGTTTGACGGTGCTGGCGCAGAAGATGGGAGGGATCAACTGATGGCCAACCCATGGTTCCGCATGTATTCCGAGTTTGCCACCGATCCCAAAGTGCAGATGCTCAGTGAGAAGGATCAGCGCCGCTACCTGATGCTGCTTTGCCTGCGTTGCAGTAACGACGATGTAACGTTACATGAAACAGAAATAGCGTTTCAGTTACGCATCAGTGACGACGAGCTGGCCGCCACAAAGGTGGCTTTAATGGCCAAAGGGCTGATCAATGAAGACTTCTCACCGGTCGCCTGGGAGAAGCGTCAGTATGTCTCTGACTCAAGCACCAAGCGGGTTGCAGCCAGTCGAGCCCGTAAGAAACAGGCCGTGAAACCACCATGTAACGTTACAGTAACGCCCCCAGATACAGAAACAGATACAGATATAACCCCCTCTCTCCCTGCGGACGCACCGGCGACGTCTGATTTCGATCCGTCCCGCCTGCTGGGCATGCACCTGGACTGGGAGCCCGACCCCAAGATTCTGGCGGCGTATGCCAAGCGTGCCGGCATAGCCCTGGAAAACTTCACCGCCGAGGCCATCGGCCAGTTTGCGGTCTACCACACAGCCCGGCAGGCGTTGAAAAGCCAAGCCGAGCATGTGGCTGCCCTGGTCAGCTGGGTCAAGCGTGATGCGGTGCATGCCGAGAAGGTGGTGCCGATGGCCGGCAGGCGAGCCGCCAGCGGGGACTTTGACGACAACGCCACCGGCTGGCTGGGGGAGTGACCATGAAAACCATCACCGATTTGATTCCGGCTGCGAGCCGTCAGCTGGCGACCGCCCAGCCGGTCAAGGCGCAGGAGCTGGCGCCGGAGGTCAAGCGCGAGACCGAACGGCTGATCAACGATCTGTTCGGCCAGCTGCGGTCGATCTACCCGGCGTGGAAGCAAGCGTGGACCAGCGAAGATCTTTATCGCAAGGCCAAGGCCACCTGGACTCAGGCGCTGCTCGATGCAGGCATTGCCGACTGGTCGCTGATCGAGCGAGGGCTGAGTCGTTGCCGGCAGGAGCCGGGCGATTTCATTCCATCGGTGGGCAAGTTCATCGACCGCTGCTGGCCGACACCCGTGGAGCTGGGAGCGCCGGACCACGAAACGGCGTACTGGGAGGCGCAGCGCAACAGTCATCCGGCCATTGCCGGGCGGGGGCGCTGGAGTCATCGGGCGGTGTTCCATGCGGCGTTGCTGTGTGGCCGTCACAGCCTGATGACGCTGCCGTCGGATGTGGGCCGGTTGAAGATGGCCAAGGCCTACGGCGAGGTGATTCAGCGGCTGGCGCGTGGCGAGGATCTGCCCGAACCAGCACCGGCGCTGTCGGCGGATGTGCACCGCAAGGGTGACCCGGCCAAAGCCAGCGCCGCGCTGGCGGCCATGCGGGCAGCGGTTGGCGGCGCCCGTGCATGACGCCGGAAGATCGCTCTGCGGTGCGTGCTGGCTGCAATTTGGCGACGCTGCCTGCCGATGCGCAGGCGGTGTTGCAGTAGGAGCTCAAGGACACCGGGCAACGGCATCAGGAGATTCAGCGCACGGCGGCGCAGTTGTATGGGCTGCGTCGCCACCGCCTGCGGGTGGAGCGGGAGTTGGCGCAGCTGGGGGATATGGGGCCGGCGGTAAAGGCGGCTCTGAACAGGCTGATTTCTGGGAGTGACCAATGAGCATGATGAAACCAGTTTCCGCGCTGGAGCAACAGCCGGGCGGGAGCCACTACAAGGGTCGAGCTATTCAGCCGATTCAATACATCCACGCCAACAATCTCGGTTTTTGCGAGGGCAACGTAGTCAAGTATGTCACCCGTTGGCGGGAGAAGGGCGGTCTCGAAGATCTACGCAAAGCCCAGCATTACATCGATCTGCTTATCGATCTTGAGCGCCTGGAACTGCAGGAATGAAGACCGTGGGGGAGGTGGTGCGCTGGTGGCTGAGCCGGATTGAGGGTGACAAGGCGCGCTCGGCCAGTTACCGGGGCAGCATGGTGTCACTGATGCGCCGACATGTGCTGCCTCGCATGGATAAGGTGCGGGTGAGCAAGCTGGATCGGGTGCTGCTCGACGACAAGCTGGTGTTTCCCATGCATCAGGAGCTGTCGCCGCGCACGGTGCAGAAGGCGCTGCAGGGGATAGGGCAGGCGTTCCGTATGGCCGAAGGGCAAGGACGCATTGCAACCAACCCGTTGGCAGGCACCACCTTCCGGGACTTTTACAAGGGCAAGCTGCGGCCCAAGCCGGCGTCCCTTTCCCGTGTCGACCTGCCTGAGCTGGTGCCGCACCTGGTCGATGTATTCAACCGTGACCCGCTGAGGGGGATGTTGCCATTGATGATGCTGGCCCACGGTACTCGCATTGCCGAGACGCTGAAGGCGCGCTGGACGCATATCTCACTGACCGAGCGGGTGTGGGTGCTACCCGAAGCCAATACCAAGACGCGCCGGGAGCATGCACTGCCGTTGACACCTCAAGTGCTGGGGCTGTTGGCCCGGTACCGACACGCATTGCCGGATCCCCGGCTGAAGGCGCAATGGCTGTTCCCTGTGCGCGGCGGCAGCCCCATGGCGACCACCAGCGGTCACGCCTTGATGCGGGAGGTGAGTGGCCGAGAGTGGACCAGTCATGACCTGCGCAAGCTGATGCGCTCCAGCCTGGCAGACATCGGCATCGATTACATGGTGGGCGAGCTGCTGATCAACCACTCGCTTGGCTCAGTCGTTGAGACCTACCTGACCCGCGACGACATGGAGCGCAGAAGGGAGGCCCTGGAGCGGTGGCACAGTCGGCTGGATGAGCTGGGATTCAGTGATGCACACGGCGTGGAAGTGGCTGTTCCTGCACTTCTTTCAAACAGCGCAAAGGTAGAGCCGCCGGGCGCTTCCGGCGATTCTTGCGCATCTCTTGGGAGAGAATGAAGAATGCAGAAAAACAACGAATTCTCGGTAGTCGAACTGCCGTGGCCATCGAAAGAGCTGAGCCCGAACGCCCGGGTTCACTGGGCCAAGAAGAGCAAGGCGGCCAAGATCTACCGCATCACCTGCCTTGCGCTGACGCTGGAATCGGGCCTGCGGGCACCCGAAGGCAAGGTGCTTCTGGATGTGGAGTTCTGCCCACCGGATCGCCGCCGCCGGGATGACGACAACTGCCTGGCCAGCTTCAAGTCGGGCCGCGATGGCATTGCCGATGCCCTGCGTATCGATGACAGCCGGTTCGTGACCACCATCCGCATGGGCGAGCCGATGAGAGGTGGCGCGGTGCTGGTTCGGATTGCCGGGGAAGTGAGCGCATGAGCGGAGCTGCAAACACGTCACGCCGGGGTGTCACGCCACCGTCTATCTGCACAGCTTGCAGCGGATCTGGCGTAACCCGGGGCGTATGTATGGAATTGATCTGCCTGGAGTGCGACGGCGTCGGCTGGCTACCCACGCCGGGGCAGGACCTGGTGCAGCAGCTCGGCTGGATGCTGACCAGAACCAACCAGCGCTTGCGCCTATATGCGGCACGTGAATCCACCTTCGGGCCGGAAGAAGATTATCGGGACAAAGACCGCAATGGCCACCGCGGCAACTGGACGGGGGATTGATGATGGCCTTTGATCGAGCTACTGAGGAATTGTTGGAGCAATGGGGCATCTGGGTGGTTCAGGGTTCGGGCGTCTCGGCATGCCAGGCGCCAGGCGAGCGCCCGCTGGCTGCTATATCTGACGATGAAGCCTTGGTTGTTGATGGGCTGGTGGGACGATTAAGGCGGCGTTATCCCGAAGCTGGAGAGGTAGTGATTCGCTACTATACTTCCGGCGCCTCGCTAATGGATGTAGCGCGGCGCATGCGGGTCGGTGAGACCAAGGCCCGGCAGCTGATCAACGCGGGTATTGCGTGGATAGATGGTGCTCTGGAACCGAAGCGGATAGCAGCATAGATGAGACGCTTGCAAAAGGCTTGACGTCCGCGCGGAGAAACTATAGATTTCTTACCACTATGCGGTTTTACCGCTTCAAAATCACATCCCGAAACCCGGCCCTCGCGCCGGGTTTTTTGTTGCCCGAATTTCCGGTCTCGCGCCTCGTCTTCGCCCCGAGCAGATGCTGCTGCGTCGTGGACCGGAATCAAACGAAGGAATGAGCTGATGTCTGACCCGAGCAGCGGAGTAGTAGCGACAGCCGGGCTACTCGGAGTCACGGCCGCCAGCCTCGTGCCAGGCGTTGATGCCAATGCCATCATTGGTGCCTTTGCCGGTGCGCTCTTCTTTATGGTGTTCGCCAAGGATCTGTCGGCCCTGGCTCGCGTGGGCTACTTCGTGGCGTCATGGATCGTGGGCTACTACGTGTCCGTCGAGGCGATCGGGCAGCAATGGTCGATAACAAGCGGGCTGCCAGCATTCTTCGGCGCCCTTTTCGCGGTTGTGGTCTGTGTCTCCCTGCTGGAGTGGGTGCAGGGCGGCAAGACGCCAGGATGGCTTTCAGCAGTCGCTGACTGGATCCGACCTGGTGGACGCAGATGATCGATATCTGGACCTTTCTCGCTTCTGGTGTGTGCGGGGCAATCTGCTGGCGAATCGCGTCATATCGCCGTCGCGGTGCCCGCTATCGCCCAGGAGTGGCGGTGTGCGCATACCTGCTGGCTGTAGGCTCGGGCTGCTATTCGCTGTCGGTGCTGCTGGCCATGCTGCTGGGCAAGCACGCGCAGGGCGTATCGCCATTCCTGCTGATCGTCCTGACCGTGCTCATGGTGCTGGTGTGCAGAGCCCGGGGCAACGTGGCGGCGGTGTTGAGAGTAGACCCGTGAAAGCTTCGCTGAAAATCACCGATCTTGATGATGCTCTGGCCCAGATCCAAAGCCTGGGCAGTATGGCCGGTAAAGCGCAGGCTCAGGCAATGAACGATGTGGTCAAGGTTGCCAACGAGCACCTGGTGGTGGAAGCGAACACGGTATTCGACCGGCCTACGCCGTTCACCCTCAATGCCTTCCGCATTCAGTATGCCAAGCCATCCAATCCTGAAGCCGCGATCTGGGTGAAGGACGAGAAGAGCGGTGCATCGAAAGGGCAGGCGCCTGAAGATTGGTTCGGCCCCCAGGTATATGGCGGCGAACGGGCGCTCAAGGCGTCGGAGAAGATGCTGCGCTCCAAAGGTGTCCTGCCTGCGGGGCTGTATGCGGTGCCTGGCAAGGGTGCGCGCCTTGATGCGTACGGCAACATGAGCCGGGGCCATCTGATGCAGATGCTCTCAGGCTTGAAGGTGTTCGACCGGTCCGGCTCGGATCACAACGCTACCGGCAGCCGCCGGTCCAAGGCCAAAGGGCATGAGGATGCATTCTTTATTCTGCGCCGAGAGGGCCAACCGATTGGCATCGCAGAGCGTCGTGGCAAGGCTGTTGAGGTGGTGCTCGCCTTCGTCAAGCAACCCCAGTACGCGCCCCGGTTCGACTTCCACGGCACGGTTCGCAAGGTCTCCGAGAACGATGCCCTGGTTGAAGCTGCCGTCGACAAGGCGGTGGCCAGTACCCTGGCGGGCTCGGGCAGATGAGAGAGGTTCGCATCCCCGGAAATCCTGACGGGTCCTCCCGGGCCCCACCCCCACTGAGGGTAATTCGAGGCCCGACCTCGGACTACATATGAGATTTTTCCAGGGCGAGGTTGTTGTTTATTCATGGCCAAGTCCACCACCACAAAACAGCGCGGCTGGCTGAACAAGTCGGAGATGGCCGCGAGCCTGGGCATTTCTGTCCAAGCCTTCGATAAATGGGGCATCAAGCCTGTCGAGCGCATTGGCCGGGAAGCCTTCTTCACGGTCGAAGCCGTGCTGGAAAACCGCCTTGGCCACCAGGCGGAGAAACACAAACCCGCCGGCTTTGAGGGGATCGACCCGCTTGCTGAAGCAAAGCTGACTCAGGAGCGACTGCGTTTGACCGCGGCGCAGGCTTACGGTCATGAGCTGAAGAACCAAATTACCGAGCGCACATCTGTCCCGACTGAGTTCGCCATGTATGTGCTATCGCGCGTGGCGGCGGAGATTGCATCGGGGCTGGATACACTGCCCTTGACATTGAAACGCCGGCATCCGGACCTTGAAGTCCGCCATATCGAGTCGGTACAGCGCGAGATAGCCAAAGTCCGCAACCGGGCGGCGCTGCTGGACGAGCGTCTACCGGAGATGTTGGATGAGTATCTCGACAGCACAGATTAAGGAGCTGCGTTCGGCAGTGCGGCAGGGGCTGCAGCCGCTATACCGCCCAGCACCGCAGACGCCGGTAGAGTGGGCAGACGAGAACTTCTACCTGTCCAGCGAATCGAGCTATCAGGAAGGGCGTTGGGAGACCCTGCCGTTTCAGGTTGCGATCCTGAACAGCATGGGCAATGACGAGATCCGCACGGTCAACGTCATTAAGTCCGCCCGGGTCGGTTACTCGAAAATGCAGCAGGCCGCGTCGTCCTATCAGGTCGAGCATAAACGCCGCAACATTCTGATACTGCTGCCCACCGATGGCGCCGCAGCGGGCTTCATGAAAGCCCACGTCGAAACCATGATCCGGGACGTGCCGGCTATCCGGGCCTTGGCGCCATGGTACGGCGTCAAGCATCGCGACAATACGCTGGATACCAAGCGGTTCAGCCACTCAAAGCAGCTCTGGTGCCTCGGTGGTGCGGCAGCGAAGAACTACCGTGAGAAGTCGGTCGACACCATCATCTATGACGAGCTGGCTGCGTTCGAGCCAGACGTGGAGAAGGAGGGCAGCCCGACCTTCCTCGGCGACAAGCGGATCGAAGGTTCCACTTTCCCGAAGTCGATCCGGGGCAGTACGCCCAAGACCAATGAAGGCGACCCGGAGAGCGATGACGCTATCCGCTGCCAAATCACTGCAGCGGCTGATGAGTCGCCGCACCTGTTCCGGTTTCACCTGTCGTGCCCGCACTGTGCAAAAGAGCAGTACCTCAAGTGGGGCGGCAAGGATTGCGACTTCGGTATCAAGTGGGATCCGGGCAAACCGGGTGCGCCTTGGTACCTCTGCGAGCACACCGGCTGTGTTATCCAGCAGCACGAGATGCAGGAGCAGCACCCCCAGGGGCGCTGGATTTGCGAGAAGGCCGGCATCTGGACGCGGGACGGGTATGACTTCTACGACCCGGCCGGCGAGCTGGTGCCCACCCCCGATAGCGTTACCTGGCACGTATGGACTGCTTACAGCCCCTTCACCACCTGGGGTCGGATCGTTCTGGACTTCTACAAGGTCAAGGGCGACATCAACCGCCTGAAGACCTTCACCAACACCACGCTGGGCGAAGTCTGGGAGGCGGCTCAGGGGGAGAAGGTTGATTGGGAGTTGCTGTACGCCCGCCGCGAGGTGTACCCGACTGTACCCGAGCTAGGGCTGACCCTCCAGGGCGGTATCGATACCCAGGATGATCGTTATGAAGGCCGGGTCTGGGCGGTTGGTGCCGGTGAGGAAATGTGGCTGGTCGATCGCTGGATCCTTTACGGCGACCCAGCCAGCGAGGAGCTGCGCCGTAAGGTTGGGCTCAAACTGCACCAGCAATATACCCGGGCCGATGGCGTGGTGATGCGGGTGGAGCGTTGGTGCTGGGACTCCGGCGGTCACTACACCGATGAGGTGTATGCCGAAAGCCGTAAGCATGGCGTGATGTGGGTGATACCGATCTTCGGTGCCAATACCTACGGCAAGCCGATTGCCAATTTCCCGCGCAAGCGCAACCGGGCCCGGGTGTATTCCACCGAGGTCGGCACCGACAACGCCAAGGAACTGATTTACAACCGGCTGAAGAACCAGCCGGATATCGCCAAGTGCGCAGCGCCGCAGCCGGGGGTTATCCACTTCCCGGCCAATGACGATATCTGCGACGAAGACGAACTCAAGCAGCTCACCGCCGAGACCAAGCGCTTGAAAGTGGTGCAGGGCCGGCGGGTCTACCGCTGGGATGCTGGCGGCCGTCGCAACGAGGCGCTGGACTGCCTGGTGTACGCCCTAGCCGCGCTGCGCATCAGCCAGCAGCGGTTCGGGCTAGACCTTGAGGCACTCGCCGCAGAGTTGGCCAAGCCGGTTGAAGCGGAAGTTATCGACAAAACACCCACACCAACAGCGCATACACCCTCAGCACCGCCGGCAGGCGGCTGGCTCCAAATTGACACAGGAAGCTCATGGCTATGACTCGCGCACAGCAAATGGTGGACAAGTACATCGAAGCCGAAATGGCCGTGCTGGAAGGGCGCAGCGTTACCTTTGGCGGCCGAACGCTGACCATGGCCGATCTGAACCAGATCCGTGAAGGGCGCAGCGAATGGGAGCGCCGGCTGGCAGCTGAAATCGCCAACACCAAGGGCGGACGATTCGGCTACTCACTGGCGACATTCGAATGAAGAACCTGATTGATAAGATCATCGAGCCATTCAGCCCCGGCATGGTGGTGTCACGCCTTGGCGCCCGCGAGGCCATCAAAGCCTATGAGGCGGCGCGCCCCAGCCGGACACACAAAGCCAAAGGCGAGCCGCACAGTGCTGACTTGGCAATACAGTTGGCCGGCAAGTCTTTGCGAGAGCAGGCGCGGTACCTGGACGAGAACCACGACCTTGTCACCGGCCTGTTTGACCGGCTGGAAGAGCGCGTGGTGGGCGGTGCCGGCATCGGCATCGAGCCACTGCCACTGGATCTGGCTGGTGACGTGCACCTGGAGTTCGCCGCGCAGATCAAGGCCGCCTGGGCAGAGTGGTCACTCAAGCCGGAAGCCTCCGGAGAGCTGACCCGCCCGCAGATGGAGCGGCTGGTATGCCGCACCTGGCTGCGAGACGGCGAGGCCCTGGCGCAGAAGCTGCGCGGGCGTGTTGCCAACTACACGCACCTGACCCGCGTGCCGTTCGCCTTGGAGCTGCTCGAACCGGACTACCTCCCGTTCGATTACAACGATATCTCCAAGGGCATCCTGCAGGGCATCGAGCGTGATGCCTGGCGCAGGGTGCGGGCGTACCACCTGTACAAGCAGCACCCAGGCGATATGCAGGGTTACTGGATGGACTGGACCACCACCAAGCGGGTGGAGGCCCACCGCATCATCCACATCGCTCACCGCAAGCGCATCGGCCAGAACCGGGGCGTACCGCTGCTGCATGCCGTGCTGATCCGCCTGGCTGAGATCAAGGACTACGAAGAATCCGAGCGGGTGGCTGCGCGCATCAGTGCAGCGCTTGCCATGTACATCAAGAAAGGGAATCCAGACCTGTATACGGGCAGCCCGGATGCTGGAGCTCGCACATTCCCCATTGGTCCTGGCATGGTGATCGACAGCTTGGTGCCGGGTGAAGACATCGGCATGATCGAGAGCAACCGGCCAAACCCGTTCCTCGAAGGTTTCCGGAATGGCCAGTTGCGCGCCGTTGCCGCCGGTACCCGCGGCGCAGCCTCCACGATCATGCGCAGCTATGACGGCACCTACAGCGCACAGCGTCAGGAGCTGGTCGAGGCGCAGCTGGGGTACGACCTGCTGCAGCATGAGTTCATCGATTACTGGTGCCGCCCGATTTATCGGGACTGGCTGACAGTTGCGATCGCATCCGGCGAGTTGAAGGTGCCGGTTGACGTGGATCCGCGCACCATCAGCGGCGCCGTATACCAAGGCCCAGTTATGCCATGGATCAACCCTGTGCATGAGGCCAACGCTTGGGAGCTGCTGGTGAAAGCTGGCTTTGCTGATGAAGCCGAAGTAGCCCGGGCCCGCGGCCGTAACCCGCAGGAGCTCAAGCGCAGCCGGACAGCCGAGATCAAGGCAAACCGCGAGGCAGGGCTGGTGTTCAGTTCGGACGCCTACCATGCCGCGAAGAAGGAGGGGTTGAGCCCAGTCGAAGCGGTGCAAAAAGCCTACCTCGGTGTCGGGAAGATGATCACCGCCGCCGAAGCGCGGGAGCTGGTGAACCTCTACGGCGGCAATCTCGCAGTGCCTGGCCCGGATTTCGTGGCCACAACCAACAATCAAGGAGGCGGAGATGCCGACACAGATCAGTAGAGCTGCAGGCAAGCCCGGCGACATACAGCGTGGCATCACGGCATTTGCTCCCGCCCGCGGTTCCGCGCCTGCTATTGCCTTATACGGAATCATCGGCCTGGACTTTCGCGTCAAGGATCTTGCTCAGGCGCTGAGCCAATATGCGAGCGCGCCGCATCTGGATATTTATGTCCACTCCGGCGGCGGCAGCGTCATCGAAGGCTTGGCCATGTACAACATCCTCAGCCGCTTCAAGGGGCATAAGCGCTTTTACGTGGACGGCATAGCCGCCTCGATGATGAGCGTAGTGCTTTGCGCGGCAGACGAAGTGCATATGCCCGAAAACACGCAGGTCATGATCCACTTGCCGCGCATCGGCCCCAACGAAGGTGGGTTGGTAGCAGACGATCTCCGCAACCTGGCCGACGCGCTTGATGATTATGGCGAGAAGATGCTGGCCGCCTATATGCAGCGCACCAAACAGCCGCGAGAGCGGTTGCTCGAATTGACGCGTCAGGAAACCTACCTCAGTGCAGCAGAGGCTTTGGAGCTTGGGTTTGCTGATATCGTCATGACGCCACTGGAAATGGTGGCTCAAATTAACCTTGATCCACCACCCGAGGAGGCTTCCATGCCTAACCCTACCGTTGTAAACAATCCGGCCGTTGAGCCGCATCAGGAGCCTACAGTGCCGAACACCCCTCAGCCTCAAGCGCAGGCAGAACCTGTAGTAAGCGAAGCCGGCATCCGCGCCCAACTGCAAGCAGAAGAAACCAGCCGCCGCGCCGGCATCACCGCTGCCTTCGGAGCCTTTGCCCAGCCGCATGCAGAGCTGCTGAACGCTTGCCTACTGGACAGTACGATCACCGCCGAACAGGCCCAGATCAAGTTACTGGCCAAGCTGGGCGAAGACACCACCCCGTCCGCACCGCCGGCCAACCCGGCTACTCACATTCATGCCGGTAACGGCAACATCATCGGCGACTCGGTGCGCAACGCCATCGAAGCCCGTGCCATGATGGCCGCTGTCGAGGCCAGCAACCAGTTCGCGGGCATGAGCCTGGGCGAGCTGGCACGTGCGTCCCTGAGCCATCGCGGTATCAGCTTCGCCGGCATGGACCGCCTCGGTATCGTCGGCCTGGCCTTCACTCACTCCAGCTCCGACTTCGGCAATTTGCTGGCCGACGTGGCGCATAAGTCCATGCTCAAAGGCTTCGGTGAATCTGCTGAAACCTTCACCGAGTGGACCGCCAAGGGAACGCTGACGGACTTCCGTGCAAGCAAGCGCGTTGATTTGTCCACCTTCCCGAATCTGGACAAGGTGCCCGAAGGCGCTGAGTACAAGTACGGCACCGTTGGCGATACCGGCGAGCAGATCATGTTGGCCACCTACGGCAAGCTCTTCAGCATCACCCGGCAGGCCGTCATCAACGACGACCTGAGCGCGCTGACCCGTATCCCGCAGCTGATGGGCCGTGCGGCAATCCGCACCGTGGGTGATCTGGTCTATGCCGTGTTGACCGGAAACCCGCAGATGGCCGACGGTAAGGCGCTGTTCCACGCGGACCACAAGAACCTGCTGGCCGGAGCCGGGCTGTCCATCGCTAACATCGGCAAGGGCATGCAGCAGATGCGCACCCAGAAGGATGGCAAGGCCACCCTGGACATCCGTCCGAAGTACCTGCTGACCCCGGTGGCGCTGGAGCCGACAGCTATTGCGCTGCTGGCTGCCGAGTTCGACCCGGCACTGGTCGATGCCAAGGTGCCGAACCCGGTGCGCAACAAGCTACAGGTGATCTCCGACCCGCGCCTGGATGATTTCAATGCCACCACCAGCTTCATGCTGGCGGATCAGTCCATGTACGACACCATCGAGGTGGCCTACCTGGACGGCAACGACAAACCCTACCTAGAGCAGACTCAGGGCTTCACCGTTGACGGCGCAGCCTTCAAGGTGCGCATTGATGCCGGTGTGGCTCCGCTGAGTCACCGCACCATGGTTAAGATGCCCGGCGCCTGATAGCCCAGCTGTAACCCCTTCGACGAAAGCCCGCCCCGTGCGGGCTTCGTCGTTTCTGAACTCGCCAAATGAGGATTGATCCCATGGCCAAGAATTACATCCAGGACGGCAGCGTCCTTACTCTGATCGCCCCTGCCGGCGGCGTGAAATCGGGCGGTATCTATGCCATCGGTACGCTGGTAGTGGTTGCGGTGGCTGACGCGGCCGCCGGTGAGAGCTTCGCTGGTCATCCCGGTGGCGTCTGGTCTGTGCCCGCTGCCAGCGGCCTGACTGCTGGCGCGGCTGTTGGGCTGGCTGATGGTGGGCTTGTTGCGGCTGCCACTGAGGGCGCGGTCGCCTGCGGCAAGCTGGTCACCGATGAAGCCGGCGGCACCGCCAACCTGCTGCTGATCAACTGATGGCGCCCCGGTTCGCCAGACTCATGCAGCGCATGCATGCGGTCGGGGCTGATCGTCTTAGCGACAGCCAGGGCGATTATCTTGACCGTAACGGCGCGGTACTGGCGACCGAGCTGGCGCTGATCATCGACAAGGACGTCGATCGGGTGGATATGGTCAGCGGCGCGGTAGATCGCGGGATAACCGTCGCTGTGCTGCATGGTCTTATCCAGCCACTCGACCGCAAAGGTGCGTTTGTTGTGGATGGAAAAACGCTCCACATCGATGGCATCGCCGAAGACGACGGCCACCTGATCACCTTCTACGTGGTGCCCTGACATGGAATACGAGATGCAGAACACCATCTTCACCGATCTGCTGACCCGCCTAGGCACGCTGCCCGAGTGGGGTCTGTTGGTAGAGGAAGATAACGTGCTGCGCGTCATCGACTCAGACGACCCCATGCTGCCCGATAGCTTCATCATCGTGCAGCCGGGCATCACCGAGGAAATCGAGCGGGCAGGGCAAGGCAGCATCCGCGAGCGCTGGACGCTGAACATCACACCCATCACTCGCAATCGCAACGCAGGCCCGGCCCTGCGCAACGTGCGGGTATTGATCAAGCGGCTACTCACAGGTCAGCAGGGCGGCTTTGGCATCCCCGGCCTGCAGGCAGTCGCCTTCATGCCAGAAACCCCCATGCTGGCCGGCCCTGGCCAGCGCTGGTCAGCCCATGTCATGCCCTTGCAAATCACCTACGTCCAACCCCTGAAATAACCGGAGGCAGTCATGCCCAAAGCAAATATCACCCAGGCGTTTCACTTCGCCAAGGGCGGAGAAGTCCTGCTCTTCAAGAAAGGCGAGCAGGATCTGCCAGCCGACGCGCTCGAGCACGCGATCAAGCACGGCTATGCGAAAGCTGGCGCCGTCCACCAAACCAAGGCTGAGCCCGCCCCGGCCGCGCCCAAAGACAAGCAATAAGCGGAGGCCACCATGGCACAAGCAGATCGTTCGTTCATCGGTGAGGGCATCATCTACGCCCGCGCCTATCAGTCTCAGGACCCGCTGCTCGATATCGGTAACTGCGACCAATTCAACATTGCCTGGGCAACCAACCGCCAGGCGCTGCCCAATTACCGTGGCGGCGGTGGTAACCGCAACGTGCAGGAGCGCATCACTGACGTAACCGCCACCATCGGCATGTATGACCTGACTCCGGAAAACGTCGCCCGGGTAACGCGCTCCACGATCACCGCTGCCACCACCGATGCGATTACCGATGAGTTGTTGATCGGTGCCGGCGTCCAGGGTGAGCTGATACCGTTCAAACATCTGCCTGATCTGGCTGAGACCATTACTGTCAAAGGTGCTGATGATGAAGCGCTGGCAGTCGGCACGGATTATCAGCTGAACCCACACGGCATTATCGTGTTGGCCAGCGGCAAGATCACAGCCGCCGGCGTCAAAGCCAGTTACACGCCTCGCGCTGCCAGCGTGCTGCAAATGATGACCACCTCGGCAGTCGAGCTGGAAATCTACATCGCCGGTCTCAACGACGCGCAATCAGGCGAGCCGTTCAGCCTTCGCCCGCGCCGGGTCAAATTCGGCATGCTGAGTCAGATGTCGGTGCTGGGGCAGGAATACCTGAAGCTGGAAGGCCCGGCAGAGCTGCTGGCCGATGACACCATCATCGCCACCGACATCTCCAAGTTCTGCGAGATGCAGTTGGTAACGAAAGTGGCCTGATGCCATAAGGTGGGGTATGGTTTCCCTCTTGATAAACAGGAAGGGAAACCATATGCAGCAGTGCCCCAAATGTACGCATGATTTAACCTTGGCAGAACAGGAGGCTGCGGACGGTCAATGTCCGCAGTGCGGCATCTATTTTGCGAAGTTTTTTGAACAAGCCCGGCGAGCTCTGGCCGGCGAGCCTGTACCAACACGGAGTCGCTCAAACGGGCGCCCCAAGCTAAGAACAACTGATGGGGTGCCTTCTTATATCAAGGAGTCCTTGTCGGCCGGAGAGACTGTAGAGGCAGTGTTCCGCCTGCACTGGATTGCTTGGGTGCCAACCGTGCTATGGCTGATAGCATCGCTTTTCACTCTGGGCTTTCTTCTGCCGCTGGCTATTTTCTACTGGCTGAAAACAAGGGCAATTCAGCAGGCAGTGACTTCGCACCGAGTGATTTACAAGTCAGGCATCATCAGTCGCCGCACCGAAGAAATGCGCATTACTTCTATTGAGACCGTGGAGCTTCGCCAAGGCGTGCTGGGGAGGCTGTTAGGATTCGGCAATGTCCGGGTGACCGGGCGAGGCAGCAGCGATGTAGTCATTCAACGCATCGGCGATCCCATTGACGTGAAGCGCCGTATAGAGCAGATCAGGTTTGACTGAGGGATTTAGAAGCGGTGGGTGGCTGCAGCGGGAGGCGGAGCAGGCTGGCGCCATGAGCGATGAAGACATGTATCGGGTCTATGTGCTGACCTGCCATTTCAATGCGCTGTTTGAAATATTCAATAAGTACGACATGTACCAGAGCCTGAGGGCGCTGGGCTCACGGGCCGGCATAGAAATGATTGACCATTTCAAGGACGGACACTTCCAGTCCTCTGTGCTGCGCAGGACCTATGAGAGAGCCATGGAAGCTTGCCGCCGCAAGGCAGCGGAAGACAGCATCCCTGCGGCGCTCACAGCTTAAGCCTTTCAACTAACAACGACCCGCCCCGGCGGGTTTTTTATTGCCCGGAGTTTATCCATGGCCATTAAAGACCGCCTGATTCAGTTCGTTCTGAGAGGCAAAGACGAGCTGTCGCCGGAGGCCAAGAAATCTGCCGAGGCGCTGGACAAGGTACGCACCGCAGGCAAAGAGCTGACCGAAGAGCTCGACAAGGCCAAAGGTGCGCAGGGGCTCGCGTTTACCCTGCGGACAACCAGCGAAGCCACGGAGCGCGCTCGCACTACGCTGGAGCGCACCGAGAAAAAAGCCGCCGACCTTCGGGAAGAGCTGAACCAGAGTCCCAAAAGCAAAGGGTTGGCTGACTCCCTGCGTGCTGCTGAGCGGGAAGCGGCCCGCGCCGGTCGGCAGTTGGACAAGCTGACGGCGGAAACCAAGAAGACCGAGGACGCGGCGCAGGCGGCGGGTATCGATACCCGCAAGCTGGCTGACGAAGAACTCCGGCTTGCGGCCGAGGTCGACAAGGCCAAGCGCGCTGTCACTGACAATACCAAGCATCTCCGCGACATGGAGCGGCAACAGCGCGCGGGTGCCCGCGCCACGGCAGAGCACACCTCCCGGGTCGACTCAGCCAAGAAAGCCATGGACTCGGCCGGCAAGCGAGTGCTGGCATTTGCCGCCGCCTACGTCTCGCTGAACGCTGCGTTTCGCTTGGTGCAGGGCGGTCTGAACCTGGTGCGGGACGGCATCCGCTCGATGCTGGATACCGGCAGCGAGTTCGAGCTGATGCAGCAGCGCGTCACCGGGCTCATGGGCAGCATCGAGGAAGGCGAGCGTGCCACCGCCTGGATCAGCGACTTTGCCAAACAAACAGGGCAACTGATCCCGGATGTGACCGAGGCATTCGCACTGCTCAAAGCCTACGGCCTTGACCCGATGGATGGCAGCCTGAAGGCCATCACTGATAAGTCGGTTCAGCTCGGCGGCGGCATGGAGCGCCTGTCAGGCATCACTGCCGCCCTTGGCCAGATGTGGGCCAAAGAGAAGATCCAGCAGGAAGAAGTGCTGCAGCTCACTGAGCGCGGCGTGGTGGTCTGGCCGCTGCTGGAAAAGGCCATGGGCAAAACTACCGTCCAGCTGCAGGACATGGCACAGAAAGGCCTGCTGGGGCGTGATGCGGTCAAGCTGCTGATTGATGAGATTGGCAAGTCGGCTGATGGTGCGGCCGCTGAGGGGCTGGAAACGCTCACCGGCAAGATGAACGGCCTGCGCAATGCCGCTTCTGAGTTCCTGAATCGCATTGCCGAGTCCGGCGCCATGGATGCGGTCAAGGATCGACTGTCAGCACTGGCCGACCAGATAGACCGAATGGACCAGGACGGCACGCTGGAGAACCTGGCGCAGGCGCTGAGCGATGCCTTTGTTCAGGGCATTGAGAAGGTTGAAGAGTTTGCCCAGTCGCTGGGTGCGGTGAACTTCAAACAGCTGGCTGATGACAGTGCCAGCTGGTTCAGAGACTTTGGCCAGCATATCGACGATGCGAAAACACGGCTGCAGCTGTTCTTCGCACCCTTCCGCACTCTTTTCAATGGTGTCACATCAGGCATTTCCGTCATCGGCTACACCGTCACTCGGGTAGCCGATGGCGTACTGCAGGTCATCGGCGCCGTAGCCACGGCAATCCCCGACATGCTGGGTGGCGACAAGCTCCGGGCCGGGGTGCAAAGCGCTCGCAATATGCTGTTCGGAATGCGTGAGGGGTTCGTGGCTCAGATCGAGCAGGACGGACAAGATATCCGCAACGCCTGGGATGTCACGACGCAGCACAGCATTGAATCCCAGCAGGATGTCACAGCCGCTGCAGTCGCTGCAGAGCAGGCAAAGCTCGAGGCTGCGCAAGCAACAGCTGCCAAGGTCGATGAGCTAAACGAGCGATTCAAGCAGGGCGCCCTCGACGCTGCGGTGGCCGGGACTCGGGCAATTACCGACATGGCAGACGCCATGAAGCTGATCGACACTGCATCCACGGTCCAGCAACTGGAAGGCCTCAAAGAAGCCCTGCGCGACGCCTATCGCGCCGGCAACATCAGCCAGGAGGAATACAACAACGGCCTCAATCTGACCAACGCCCGCGTCAAGGAATTGGGCGGCAATGCGTCAACCACCGCTAAGCGCGTGGACGAGATGATCACCGGCCTGGAGACCTTCGCTGATGTCCAGGCAGCGATTGAGGCGTCCACCACCGAGATGGACATCATCAAGCTCGGCGCCGTCATTAAACAGATGTACACCGACGGCAAGATCACCGCTGAAGAGTACAAAACTGCGCTGGAAGATCTGGCAAAAGAGAAGGAGCGGGTTACACAGGCCACTGAAGAGCAAGCCAAAGCCGAGACCCAGCTGACCGAGCGTGTCGAAAAGTCCGTCGATGCACTGGAGGCCAGAAAGCGCATTACCAATGCGAACAAAGACGCCACCGATGAGGCCTCAGCCAGCGAGACCCGCCGCACCGCCACCATTGAGAAGAGCATCGGCGTTATGGTCATGGGTGCGCGCAGGATGGCCTACTACGCAGCGGAGGCCGTAGCAGCAGCTGCAAACTCCGAAAAGGCCGAGCAGGCCCGCGCTGACAGTCTCGTCGAGGGCTACAGCAAGGGTGAGATGAGCATAAGGTCATTCATCGCCCAGGCGAGGACCCTGCAGGGCAGTCTCAACATTGACAGCTCCGCCTTCTCCACCCTGGAAAGCGCTATCGCCAGCGCCGAACAGCAGATGCGCTCCCTTGGTGATAGCGCCCGCAGCACGCTGGACGGTGTGCGTGACGAGCTGGATCGGTTGCAAGGCAACACCGAGGCAATCGAAAAGCGACGCATGGCCAGCCGCCGCCGTGAACTACAAGCACAACTGGCTGAGGCCAAAGCTGCAGGCAACGGGCAGGCGGTAGGAGATCTGCAGCAGGCCATCGGCATGTTGAGCGCCATCGCATCCGAGACCGCCCAGGTGCGCGAACAGGAAGAGCGCAGCAACCGCCGCGCACCGACCGAGGCCACCGCACCCGGCGCAGGGGCACAGCCAGCAGCCGCAACCGCTGCGCCAACAACCGTCATTCGGCTGGAGTCGGCGCGCGGCAGTGCGGTTGATGTCGCCGTGCCCCAGGGCCAGGAAGATGCGCTGCTGTCGATACTCGAGCAATCCGGATTGAGGACCATTTGATGTACATCACCCTGGACGATGTGCCGCTGGATGATCAGCTGCAATGGGTCAACGAGTTCGAGCACAACCCGGTGGAGCAGACCCGGGAGCATTCCATCACGGGCGCGCTGCTGGTGCAGGAGGGCGTCAAACTGTATGGCCGGGAGATCGAGCTGCGTGCCAACGGGGCGGCATGGACGCCGCTGACCGTTGTTCGTCAGCTGGAGGCTCTGCGCAACGAGTTGGGCCGGGTGATGCTGTTGACGCTCGCTGACGGCCGTCAGCACCACGTCATCTGGAACCGCAGCAATGGCGCATCGCTGACAGCCGAGCCGCTGTTTCGTGAGGCCTACCCGACTGATGAAAGTCTGTATCTGATCAGCCTGCGCCTGCTGACGGTGGCCCCGCCACCCGAGCCGGACCCAGAGCCATAACCCAACCGCTTACCAACCCGCCCCGTGCGGGTTTTTTTATTTCACCATGACTCCAGCACCGAAATTCGCTGAACTACGCCCAAGCTCGATACAGCAAGTTTATCAATAGCTTAGGTCGATTCATCATATGCCGGTGCTTTCTGAAACTTGACCCGGCTTCCACCCGCTTGACTCCTATCAGGCTCTTGGAATCGGGTCTTTCCGAGGAGTCATCATGGCTAAGATCAAGCTCACTAAGTCCGCAGTCGATGCGGCACAACCCCAAGCGCAGCCCGTCGAGCTGCGCGACACTCTTGTTCCCGGCTTCCTGTGCAAAATTACCCCGACAGGCCGCAAGGTGTTCATGCTTCAGTACCGAACCAATGCCGGCGAGCGTCGCAAGCCCGCTTTGGGCTTGTACGGGGAACTGACTGTCGAGCAGGCCCGGTCATTGGCGCAGAACTGGCTGTCCGAGGTTCGCAGAGGTGGTGATCCTGGTGCAGCTAAGGCTCAGGCGCGCAATGCACCCACGGTCAAGGAACTATGCGTCAAGTTCATGGAGGATCACTCCAGCCAACGCAATAAGCCCAGCACACAGAAAGGCTATCAGAGCGTCATCGACCGCAACATCATCCCGCTGCTTGGTCGTATAAAAGTACAGGATGTGAAGCGACCGGACGTGGCTTCGATGATGAAGAAAATGGCCCACAAGCCGGCGGACGCCAATCGCACGTTCAGCGTGATGCGGAAAATGTTCAATTTGGCTGAGGTGTGGGGTTATCGCCCTGATGGCACCAATCCATGCCGACATGTCCCCATGTTCCCCGCCGGTAAGGCAACCCACCTCATCAGTGACGAGGAAATGGGCAAGCTGTTCCACTATCTCGACGACCTGGAAGCCGAGGGTCTGGAGCATCCCGTCATCCCGCTGGCGATTCGTTTGCAGTTTGAGTTTGCCGCTCGTCGCTCCGAGATAGTGTTGCTTGAGTGGAGTTGGGTTGATCTGGAGAACCGGCGCGTGGTCTGGCCGGACAGCAAGACAGGCGGCATGTCCAAGCCGATGAGCGAGGAGGCTTATCGGCTGCTATCAACCGCTCCCCGGTATGAAGGCTCACTTTACGTGCTGCCTTCGCCTCGTCGCCCGATGAAGCATCTGACAACGGGTGAGTATTACAACGGCTGGACTCGTACCCTGAAATCCGCTGGCGTAACGCACGTCGGTACGCATGGCATCCGCCACCGCTCAGCTACAGATATTGCCAACTCGGGCATCCCGATGAAGGTTGGCATGGCGCTGACCGCACACAAAACCGTGGCGATGTTCATGCGCTATGTCCACACCGAGGATGCCCCGGTGCGGGAGGCTGCCGAACTGGTAGCAAACCGGCGCAAGACGATCATCGGCGCACGGCCTGTCGTAGAGGAAACAGTATGAGCAGGCGCAAAATATCTGTCGCGCCGTCTGCCGTGCTGCTGGGCGATATCAGAACACTGATTGAGGTGGCGCGCCAGCGCGCCACCTCGGCAGTGAACAGCGAGCTGACGATGCTCTACTGGCGCATCGGTCTGCGTATCCATACACAGGTTCTGGAAGGCCGACGGGCTGACTATGGCGAGGAAGTCGTCCCGACTCTGGCGAGGGACTTGGTGAAGGAATACGGCAGCAGTTTTGCGGTGAAAAACCTGCGCCGTATGGTGCAGTTTGCTGCCACGTTCCCCGACGAGGCAATTGTCGTATCACTGATACGACAATTGAGCTGGACGCATTTCATCGCCCTGATTCCGCTGAAAGACCCGCACCAGCGAGACTACTACGCGCAGATGGCCAGCGCCGAACGATGGAGCGTGCGGACACTGCGCGATCGCATCGGCTCGATGCTGTACGAGCGCACTGCGCTGTCCCAAAAGCCGGATGAAATGATCGTGCAGGAGTTGGCGACCTTGCGCGATGCGCAACGCATGTCACCTGCGTTGGTCATGCGTGATCCCTACATCCTCGACTTTCTGGATCTTCGGGATACCTGGCAGGAGAGCGATCTGGAGACGGCCATTATCCGTGAAATGGAATCCTTCCTACTGGAGCTGGGCGCGGGGTTCAGCTTCGTGGCCCGGCAGAAACGTATCCCGATTGACGACGAAGACTTCCATCTTGACCTGCTGTTCTACAACCGCAAGCTGCGGCGTCTGGTGGCGGTAGAACTGAAGGTCGGCGAGTTCAAGGCTGCCTACAAGGGGCAGATGGAGTTGTATCTACGCTGGCTCGACAAGCATGAGCGGGAACCGGAGGAAGCGTCTCCGCTGGGTATCATCCTTTGCACCGGCAAGAAGCGCGAACAGATCGAGCTGCTGGAGTTGGATAAGTCGGGTATTCACGTTGCGGAATACCTGACTGCTTTGCCGCCGAGGGGCGTATTGGTGGAGCGGTTGCAACAGGCAACGCGGCGGGCGCAGGTGCAGATCGAACAGCGGCAGTCTGACGAAAAGCCTTGATTATCGTACCCGTGCACCCCGGCGTGCCGCCGTCGGGCTCGCGGGCTGCGCCTGTCAATGGCCATTAATTTTGACCCACTTTTGGCCAATAGAATTGACCCACTTGCTCACCGCTAACCGGCGGTTTTCTGCTTCAAGCGGTAGCTCTCCCCTCCCAGCATAAAAATGTGTGAATGGTGGATTACACGGTCAATGATGGGCACTGCCACGTTGTCGTTATGGAAGAACTCGCCCCAGCTGGTGAAGTCCTTGTTGGTGGTCAGGATCACCGAGCGGTACTCGTACAAGTTGTTGATCAACTGGAACAGGTTATACCGGGCCTGACGGGTCATCGGCAGGTAGCCCAGCTCATCGATGATCAGCACATCGTACTTGCTCAGCTGGTTCAGTCGCTTCTTCAGCTCGCCCTTCATCTCCGCCAACTCCAGGTCCTCGACCAGTGCCAGTGCAGTGCGGAACAGCACCTTGTAGCCAGCCTGGACGGCCTTGTGGCCAATCCCAATGGCCAGGTGGGTCTTGCCCACCCCCGGTGGCCCAATGAACACCAGGTTGTCGCGGTTATCGATAAAGCTGAAGTCCAGCAAGGCACTGACCTGTCGCTTGGTGATCGTGGTCTGATGCCGGTAATCAAAGGCCTCCAGGTGCTTCTCCGAGGGGAACTGGGCCTGTTTGAGGTTGCGGCTCACACGACTACTCGAACGGGCGTTGATCTCATGCTCAACCAACGACTGGGCGAAATTCAGGTAAGACATCTCATTGGCTTCAGCCCTGGCCAGCAGGGCGGTCAGTTCACCGGCGGTCGCGCTGAGGCGAAGGCTGCGGTACTGCGCTACGGTGCTATCGAGTAGGCTCATGGGGTCACTCCGTGGCCAGTCGACTGGCCAACGTGGGCGTAAGCATTCAGATCGGCATGGCCGACGCGGCTACCCGCCTCCGGCGCATACTCGCGGTCACTGATGGCGCGTCCTCGCGCCCTGGCTTGCTGCCAGGCTTCGAGGTAGCGCCTGAGTCCGGTGGCGGTCAGCTCGCTGCGCTCGCACAACTCACCCAACAGCTTGGTATCAACCGGCGCGTGGGCCATGAGCAGATCACGCACGGCGACCAGTTGGTCCTTGTAGATACGCGGTGAGGTCCGCTTAAGCAATTGGCACAGGGCAGAGCCCAGATCATCGGAGAGGATCGCATCAATGCTGTGTTCCAGATCGGTAATGCGCTGGGTCTGGTCTCGGTAGTGGTTGTTGTTCTTGATCATCCGGCCCTTGGCCTTGCACAGGTCATGGGTGGCGATGAGCTCGCCGCTCTCCAGGTCATGGATCAGCAGCTGGTTGTCCTGTGCGCTGACACCGACACGGGCTTGCTGCCAAGCCATGGGTACCGAATACTTGTTAGCCTGCCAGGAGATCAGCCCGGTCTTGTCGACCTTGCGCGTTTCTCTTGCAGGCATCAAGTGCAGCAGGCTCTGCGGGACCAGATAGGGCTTGAGCTGGCTGCGCTCCAGCGCCTCGAAATGCTCCCGAGGATGCTGTCCGGTCGTGCCGTGCACACGCGCATTGGCTACGGTCTCAAGCCAGTCATGCAGATGCTGGTGAACGGCGTTCTCGTCCGCAAATTGCTCGCCATAGAAACAGTCACGCTTGACGTACTTGACGCCGGCCTCCACCTTGCCCTTGCTCTCCGGGTCATAGCCCTCACAGGCATGGATACGATAGCCAGCCGTGGTTGCATACTGGTGGAAGCGCTGGTTGAGCGTCAGCTCTCGATATTGCTCGCTGATCACCACCATCTTGGTCTGGTCGTAAATGCACTCCTCAGTGACGCCGCCGAAGTAACGGAATGCCTCGTCATGCATCTGGATAAAACGCTCGGTATCCAACGGACGGAAGCTCAGGCCGACATACATTAGCCGGGAACAGGACAACACAAAAACCACAAAATGCACCACGCGCTCCACGCCGCCGATCATGACGCCACGCAACTCACCGGGATCGACCTGGCACTGAACGCCCGGCACCGACTCAACGACCGGTTCGTAATAGCGGAACTGGCCGCAGGCAACCTGCTGCTTGAGCGTTTGTACATACCGGCGGATGCTCCGGTCAGATACCGCCAGATCAACGCTGCGCTCTCTCAGACGTCGGGCCAACTTGACCGCACTGAGTGCTGGAAACTGGATCAGCTGATTGATCAGATAATCACGGTGCCCGTCGAGCAGCTTGGTCCGCGAAGGGTCAGCAATGGCGACGCTGATCTGCGTTTCATCCAGGTGAAGATACTTGCGTACGGTATTCCGGGAAATCCCCAGCTCACGGCTGATGGCACGGACCGACAAACCCCGGCCCTGGTCGTACAACCCCTTGATCTTGTGAATCACAACCCACTCCTTCAATGATCTGTCCCCGGCCTGTGCATAAGGCGGGTGACGCTACATGGATCGGTGGCCAGTGCCACCATGGGTGGGTCAAAATTGTTGGCCAGAGGTGGGTCAGTTTAATTGGCCATTAACAGCGCCCCGCGCTTCTTGCGAATCACGGCCATCCGGCTTTGATCCCTGACGCCTCCGGCCCGGATCATTGATCCTGGCCTGCGCGCCGCGCTTGCCAAAAGCTGAGTGTGTGCAGTGGGCGGGGGGGCGGTCTTGCTGTTCCCTTCACCGTATCACGGCGTTCTCGCCGTCAAGGGCTGCGCGTGCTTGCACGCTTGCGGCCTGTGGCCGTCTGTGACCCCTGACTGCTTGCGCTGCGCCGTGCTGACCACGGTTCCGGGCAAATCCGCCCGAGCAACCGGAGCACGATCATGTCGCAACTATCCTTTTCCTCGTTCGATTCCTCTCTGCTGGTGCGTGACGCACAGGGCCGTTACCTGCCAGCATCAGTAGACCAGATTCTTGATGCAGCCCGTCAGGCCATTGACCAGAAAATGCAGCGCGGTACTGCTTTTACATCGCCAGCATTGGTCAAAGAATACCTGGTCACAAAACTGTCTGGCTTTGAACATGAAGTCTTTGCCATTCTGTTTCTGGACACGCAGCATCGGCTGATCGAGTACAGCGAAATGTTCCGGGGCACTATCGACAGTGCATCGGTGTATCCGCGAGAAGTCGTTAAGGAGGCACTGCTGCTCAATGCGGCAGCGGTCATCATTTCGCACAATCATCCGAGTGGGCATCCCGAACCGAGCAGCGCAGATAAGGCACTGACTCGGCGGCTCAAGGAAACGCTGGCACTGGTGGATGTTCGTACCCTGGACCACATCATCGTAGGCGGTGCGGACACCACATCGTTTGCCGAGCGTGGGTTGCTCTGAACCGCGGGGGCTTCGGCCCCCTTTTCATTTCGCAATAGCTCCAGTATCCAGCACTGATCACTGAGAAAACAGATGGTCAGGTGGGTAAAACTGGTAACCACCTGGGTCATCGAATTGTTAGGTCAGTTGTTACGATACGTGTTTCGTCAAGTTTTGCATGTTAAGCGAGGCGGTCGTCAATCCCGCTCGGTCAAATCGGTATCGCATGTAAGCCGAGATATCCTCTTCATGTGAGGATATGATGAGCTGGCAATGGTTGAGCTCACAACGGAGCAGGTCCGTCAGCGAGGCAATATTTACATCGTCTAGAGACTGAGATGGATCGTCTATGAGAATCAGTGGGACGTCTGCATAGACCTTGTTGAGTGATAGGAAGAAGGCCAGGCTGAGGGCTGACACCTGACCTGTGCTCATTGACATCACTGCATCGTGATCAGACTTTTCCGCAGTCAGGAACCGCAGTTGCTTACCATCCCGACTCTCAATAAAGAGTCCGAGGCCACGTTGGTAGTTTTGGATGAGCCGCCCGCTGTAGATGTGAAAAATAAGCTCAATTTCCGAGATGGTTTGATCGGCGTACTTTTGTTCGGCTTTCTCTAAAGTCGTACGCAGCTTAGTTACCTTATCTTTTGCTTTGTTAGCTGCCTCGTTCTCTCGTTGAATTTTCTGGAGGTCATCAAGACATTTCTGAAGCCTACTGCTCTGGGCTTCATTGGCCTTAATTTTTATATAGAGTTCTTTGTTCTTCAGATCCTGAGGGTCAAAAATGTAGAACCCCTGCAAATCTTTGAAAACCGCTCCAATGATCTGGCGCCAGTCGTCTGGTAGTGCTACGGTCTCGTCTGTTTTCTTGGCTTGCATCGAATTACGTAGGTCTTCGAGGCGAGCCGCTACGACCATGTCGTCATCGCTGAACGTAAAGGTGGTCTGGATGCCTTCAGATCTGAGCCGTTCGTCTAACTGCTGGATTGTAGGTAGACGGGGCTTGACTGCTATCAATGCTTTATGAAGTGCGTCGTTGTAGCCAGGCTTTAGGATTGCCTCTCGTCCTTGGATGTAGTTCTCAATCGCAGAGAGTTCGGTAGTCATTGAAGTGATCAGAGTAACGAGGTTTCTACCATCTTTGCTCAATGCACCACCGATCTTCTGGGTTCTTTCCTCAACAGCTTCGAGCATCGACGTGTGAGATTTCCAGTCGTTACCACAAAGGGGGCACAGTTCATCGTCAGGATAAATCTTGGTATGCTCTTTGAGGAGCTGTTGTTTCAAACGAGCGAGTTCGGCTGCGGCGCTCTCATTCGCTGTGTTCTGTGTCTGGAGTTTATCGCGCGTTGTGATCTGCTCCTCAAACCACCTCAGCCGCTCAGTTGCCCACCCCGGTAGTGTGTGAGCTTGCTCCGCCGTGATAGCCGAGGCTCCCTTTTTGATGATGGCCGTGGCTTTCGCGAGCTGGTCGATCTCTTTTTTTGCTTTGTCCAGGTCATCGAGCTTGCTTATATCCGTGCCCAACTTGGCCAGACTACCCAGTGACTCAGTCTGCTGCTGGATATCAGCTTCGATAGCTTCATTGTCTGCTCGTATGCGAATGGCTGCTTTCTGAGCAAGCATTTCGCTCAGTTTACGGATCGACTCAAGATACTGGGTGTGAGAGCTTATATCATAAGTGGGAAAGGGGTTTTCCTTGTCCCAACTTGGCTCAGGATCAACGTTAGAGATTTTTTTATATTCAACACTGCCGAGGTCAGCCTGGAGCATTTCACGCAGGGAGGTGCACTCGGCTCCGAGTGAGTCCTCCTTAGCCTTACGAGTTTCATCACCTATGAACTTCGTGAATTTGGCTGCTATCGAACGACAGTTGTCAATCTCTGCTGCGATATCGCTAATATTGAATAAGTTTCCGAGAGCATCCTTACGCTCATCCACCCGGGTGTGGAGCAACTTGTTCTGGCCTTGCTCCAAGTAATTCAAAAATGAAAAGTTCTCCCTGAAGTTTTTTCCAAAAACCTGATCAAGGAAATCATTATCTCGTTTATTGACGTCGGTATAGGCTTCGGACCCGAATCCGGGTAATTCATACAGGGAGAAATGCTGAAATTTGTCTGCTCGGTTGTTCGTTTTATTTTCGAGTGCTTTAATTGGAGCATGCCTGGCTAGAACTAACTTGCTCTCGTCTCTTGTGAACTCTATTTTAATTGATAGGTCTTTCTTGCCGGAACGAGTATTCCAAAACAAGCTGTCATCATAATTTTTCTTGTTCGCCGTCATTAGCGTAGAAAAAAGATTTTGAATTCTCTTGATCTGCCCAGTCAGCAGCAACTCTAGTGCATCAAAGATGCTGGTCTTCCCATATCCGTTTGGACCGTCTAGGGTCAACAGGGATGAGATACCTAAATCCAAGTCTATATGTTTGAAAGCTTTGAAGCTAGAAACTTCAATTCGCGTTATTTTCCAACTCATTATCAATCAGCTCCTTGAGTAATTCGTCCATATTGTTGGCGGTGAGTCTCTGAATGGCTGCATATGTTGCGTCAAGACCTTCTTCAGCCACCGCCTCGCCTGCTTGCAGGCGCAAAGAGACGAGCTCCCTTCGGTTGAATGGAAGCTCAAGGAAAGGAAGTTTTATGAATATCTTTGCCGCCACACTGTATTGTGTAGCCTCCAGTGGGTCATTCTTGTAACTACTAAATTGACTCTTGTCCGATATAGTTTCCACGAGATCGGCATATGAATAATTCTGAATTGCAATATCTTCGGTATCACTGTAATAAAGAATGTATTTTTTGAAGAAGTGCGGATCTTCTTCGATCGAAAATATTTTCTCTTCGTGATTTTTGAACTCTGCCAGTTTATTTAGATGGTGGATGCAGATGAGGTCGCAGTTCTTCCTGAAAGCAGGGTGTTCAAGGAAGGCGGCCGGTGCCGCATGATTGATCACAGCATTCAGTTCGGATGGAGCGGAAAGCTCGTCTAGCTTATGCAAAATCGCAAATCTGATTGCGGAGCCTGATTCGCGTATATAAAAGCTCGTTAAATCGTTTCCATGCTCTTTTTTGAAGTCGTGGGCAATCAACGCTTCATCTATTATCTTATTTATCATTGAGTTGAGCCTCTGCGTCTTCCTTGGTAATTATGCTTAGGCATAATGATTTGATGATATTGCTATCAATGCGATCTTTAACTTGCTGATCAGTCAGATCATCAGGGTGCGTGTATTTTGTATTAATAACAAAAGTCGTTGTGGATCTGCTTGCAATGAGGTTGTTGTATTCGAAAAGAAGCTTGAGAAGATTTTCGTTGCTTTCCATTTCACTCAGCAAATCCGAAGTGCAGCCTTCATGATCCGCAGAGGATGGTAGATCGAGAGCAGTGGGTAAATAAAATTTGTTGTCGCCATCCAGGTAGTGAGGAAACTGTTTTAGAATAGGTTCAACATTCATAGCCTCAATCAACCCGGAATAGCGCCTTATATCCGCTTTTTGAATGGATGAAAATCGCTCCGAGGGCTTCATTAACTGGCAGAGCGACTTCAACTCGTTGGCGTCAGTAGTGCGGATATGTTCAAAGAGACGTCGTGCTCTGCCATAAGTTTCATCATTTATGCTTGGCAAAGCTTGATCTAGCCGGTCTTCTAAGTAGCTGCACAGCCTTGCCTTAAGGTCAACAGAGAAATACTCCGTGCTGTTGTATGGGTTTTTGCTCAATATGTCGTCTAGCAAGCATTGCGCAGTAATCCGATTTTCGTAGGCGGCTTTGTTGGCCTTTTCGTGGTCGTCTTGCACTAAACGATGTATTGCCACGGCCTCGGAGCTTATTTTTTCGGAGAGAAGGCAGTAGTTATAGTTTAAAAGGTCTTCGCTAAGCGTAATAGACCTGCTAATACAGATCTGCCTAATAATCTCTTTTGTCAGCCCTTCTATTTCGCCCAGACCGCAATGCTTATTTGCTCCGTAGTCATAGAATTGAACGAGTTCTCCATTTGCTCCCGTGTAGTCGCTAGTGTCATCTAGCTGAATGGATACATGGAAGTAACGTGAAACACCTTTGGCACGGTCAAATTCGATAGCTGAAGCTTTCTCCAGGGCTTCGATATAACCACTGCGGTACTTGCCAATCTTGGCCTTTACTTGATGAGCGCTTGCTAGGGTGCCATTTTTATAGACTGCGAAATCGTCACTGCTGTCTAGCTGGAGCTCGAAATCCGCATCGCCTTGATTGATTAGACAGAGGCAATGGTAGAGCGCAATTTTCCCTTGATAGACGTACCCACTCCACGTAGACACGGCAGTCGCTGGATATTTTTCATCCACTTCACTGCTCACTCGCACCCTCCATTGACTAGTTTGTACAATTTATCTAAAGCTTCCCTTATCACAAATAGATAATAGGCGAAATAAATCGTTGCGTCTCCGTTTCACGAACCGCGCTGCTCCAGGTTCGCTATCCGCTCATTCCTAGCGGAACTGGCTATTGCCAGCCCTCCACATCCCTGACACCTACGGCCCGGCTTCCCGCTTCGGGCCTGCGCGCTTTGTAGTGGTCTAATGAAACCGGACACCAACTAGGCGACAATACTCGCCATTGAGAGGTGTTCGATGACAAGAAAGCGACGTACTTTTACCCCTGAATTCAAACAGGAAGCAGCCAGCCTGGTGCTGGACCAAGGCTACAGCATTACCCAAGCCAGCACATCGCTGGGCGTGGTTGAAAGCGTCCTGCGCAAGTGGGTTAAACAGCTCACTGAGGAGCGGCAGGGTGTCACCCCTAAAGGCAAAGCCATGACACCAGAGCAGCAGCGCATTCAGGAGTTGGAAGAGCGGTGCCGGCGGCTGGAGATGGAGAAGACCATCCTAAAAAAGGCTACCGCTCTCTTGATGTCGGACGACTGGAAACGTACACGCTGATTGACCAGTTGAGAGAGCAGGCCCCCGTTGACATGGTGTGCGCAGCCTTTGATATCAACCGTTCCTGTTACTACGAACACCGCCAGAGGATACAGCGTGTGGATGCTGAGCGTGTAGCCCTGAGGGCCCAGATTAACGAGCTGTTCAACAAAAGCCGCAGCTCGGCAGGTAGCCGCACCATCAAGGACATGCTGAACGATCAAGGCGTCGGCATCGGCCGCTTCAAGGTGCGCCGTTTGATGGGAGAGCTTGGCCTGATTTGTAAGCAACCAGGCCCCCATAAGTACAAGCAGGCCACCGTGGAGCGGCTAGATATCCCCAACCGTTTGGACCGGGAGTTCGATGTGGCGCAACCAGATCAGGTCTGGTGCGGTGATATCACCTATATCTGGACCGGGCAGCGCTGGAGTTATCTGGCGGTGGTACTGGACCTGTATGCCCGTCGCGTCGTCGGCTGGGCCATGTCTGACACCGCTGATGCGGACTTGGTGGTACAGGCCTTGGAGCATGCGTGGGAGCAGCGTGGGCGCCCTCATGGGGTGATGTTCCATTCTGACCAAGGATCACAGTATGCAAGTCGCAAGTTCCGGCAGAGGCTGTGGCGCTTCCGTATGGTGCAAAGCATGAGTCGTCGAGGCAACTGCTGGGATAATGCTCCTATGGAGCGGCTGTTCCGCAGTCTGAAAACGGAATGGATACCGCCGATGGGGTATCACAGCCTGGCAGCTGCCCGGAAGGATATCAGCAACTACCTGATGGGGTACTACAACCAGAAGCGTCCCCACGCCTTCAATGGCGGGCTCGCTCCGGCGGTGGCCGAAGAAAAACTTAAAACTGTGTCCGGAATCAGTTGACCACTACACTTCGCTTGCGTGCAGTCGGCACACACAGGCGGCCGTTGCCTGTCCAGCCATCTTTCCTGACTTCATCACCTTGTCCGCGACTGTAGCCCGTGTCCGCGTGCCGTCAAGGCGCGCCAGGCCGTGTCCTCAGCTGCGCCTGCGGGTCACACCAACCTGACGCTTCCTCCTTGACGGCCCACGTCCGTGGGCTCCTGACCGTCGCGGGCGATGAACTAAGGAAAGACGGTGGCAACGAGGCCAACCGGGTTCTTCGTGCCAACCGCACCGAACAGCCGAAAGGCTGGGCTCCGAATCTAGGAATCCGGTGTGCGGTTTGAACAGCAAACCCTTTTTGTCAGGAGAAAGACCATACTTGCATCCCGTTTCGCTTCCCATTCCCCGGTACTTCGCAGCGACACCCCGCTGTCTGATGACCAGATCAGAGCCGTGGTGCCGTCCATCTATGCCGACGCGCCCCACGAAAGCCGTTCAGAACGCTACAGCTACATCCCCACCGCTGCCGTGCTGACGGAACTACGAAAAGAAGGGTTTCAGCCCTTCATGGTGACGCAAACCCGCGTGCGCAACCAAGACCGCCGCGATTTCACCAAACACATGATTCGCTTGCGCCATGCCAATCAGGTCAATGACAGCATCGCCAACGAAATCATCCTGTTGAACTCGCACGATGGCACGAGCAGTTACCAGATGCTGGCGGGCGCGTTCCGCTTTGTCTGTGCCAATGGCCTTGTATGCGGCGATACCGTGGCCGATGTGCGTATTCCGCATAAAGGCGATGTGACCGGACAAGTCATTGAAGGCGCTTACGAGGTATTGAGCGGCTTTGAACAGGCGCAGGAATCCCGCGAAGCCATGCAGGCCATCACCTTGGACGATGGCGAAGCGGAAGTTTTCGCCCGCGCCGCGCTGGCCTTGAAGTACGACGACCCCGACAAGCCCGCGCCCATCACCGAAAGCCAGATTCTGATGCCGCGCCGCTATGACGACCGCCGCCCCGATCTGTGGATGGCCTTCAACCGTGTACAGGAAAACCTCACCAAAGGCGGCTTGCGTGGCCGTAGCGCCAACGGTCGCCGCCAAAGCACCCGAGCGGTGCAAGGCATTGATTCCGATATTCGCCTGAACCGTTCCCTGTGGCTGCTGGCCGAGGGTATGCGCCAGTTGAAAGCCTGATTTCCTGCCCGGAGGGGCGCAGCCCCTCCATCCATTCCCTTGTTTTGTTGCTGTTTCCCTTTTTGAACCGATAGGAGCTACATCATGAACGCCATTACCCATACCGAAGCCCAAGCCCTGCAAACCGTCACCCCGGTACAGCCTTCGCAAGGCATGCTGCTGGTGCCGCTGTCGCAGCTTCGCCGCTCACGCCGTAACGTGCGCAAGACCGCAGGCCAGTCTATCGACGCGCTGGCATCGAGCATCGAGCGCGTGGGCTTGCTGCAAAACCTGACCGTGATTCTTGCAGCCGATGGCAAACATTATGAAGTCGTGGCCGGTGGCCGCAGGCTGGCCGCGTTGAAGCTGCTGGCGAAGAAGCGCCGCATTGCCAAGGATTGGGAGGTGCCTTGCCTGTTGGTGGCTGATGCCAGCGCCCGCACGGTGAGCCTGACCGAGAACGTGCAGCGTGAAGCCATGCACCCGGCAGACCAGTTTGAAGCCTTCGCTGCGCTGGTGGCCGAAGGCCGACCCATCGAGGATATCGCGGCTGATTTTGCCGTCACCCCGCTGGTGGTGCAGCGCCGCTTGAAACTCGCCAATGTGTCGCCCCGACTGATGGCGGACTACCGCGCTGATGCCGTGAGCCTTGACCAGTTGATGGCCCTTGCCATCACCGATGACCACACCGCGCAGGAAGCGGCCTTTTATGATGCGCCGCAGTGGCAGCGCAGCCCCCACGCCTTGCGCGAACGTTTGACCGAGCGTGAAATCGACGCCTCTCATGCGCTGGTGCGTTTCGTGGGGCTGGGCGCCTACGAGGCCGCAGGGGGTGGTATCCGCCGCGACCTGTTCGCGGAAGGTGATGCAGGTGTGTATCTGACCGATGCCGCGCTGCTGGAAACGCTGGTGTGCGACAAGTTGGACAGCCACGCCGCCACCGTTCGCGCCGAAGGCTGGGCATGGGTGGATGCCACGCCCGCCGCCACCTATGCCGACTTGCAAGCGTTCCAGCAGGCACCGAGGGAGCGGCGCAACCCCACCAAGCGGGAAAGTGAACGCATCGACAAGCTGGAAACTAAGATGCAGGCCATTGGTGAAACTCTGGATGCGCTGGACGAAGACGACGAGGAAAAGGCCGACGCTTTGCAGGAAGAAGGCGACCGCATGGGTGAGCAATTGCAGGCGCTGGAAGATCGCTTGCAGGATTACAGCCCAAACGTGAAAGCTGCCGCTGGTGCCATCGTTACCCTTGACCGGCAAGGTCAGATTGTCGTGCATCGCGGACTGATGCGCGAAGCCGAAGCCCGCGCACTGCGCACGTTGGAGCGGCTGCGCCAAGGCTTCAACGGCGAGGATGATACGAACGGCAACGACAGTGAGGACGACGACCAGCCCAAGGCCGCATCCATGTCCGACCGGCTGGCGCAACGCTTGAGCGCCCACCGCACTGCCGCGCTGCAAATCGAAGTGGCCCGGCATCCGCAGGTGGCGCTGGCTGCCGTGGTGCATGGCATGGTGCAAGCTGTCTTGCAGCTTGACCGATACCATCGTGATGGTTTGCCGCTGGCTATGCGCGTGACCGTGCAGGACCGGCTGGAAAGCATAGCCCCGGATTGGACGGAGTCGCCCGCCGCCGTGGCATTGCGCAAATTGCAGCAGGTTGCGGGAGGGAAACTGCCCGAGGACAGCGCGGAACTGTTCGCCGCGTTGCTGGCGAAATCGCAGGATGAGCTGGTGCAGTTGCTGGCGGTATGCGTGGCGGCGACTGTGGACGTGGTGACGCCTCGCGCTACGCAACACCAACCGGGTGCGGCACTGGCGCAGGCCGTGGGGTTGGATATGGCCGCATGGTGGAAGCCGACCGCCGAAGGCTACTTCAAGCACGTTTCCAAGGCTGTGATTCTGGATGCCGTGGGCGAGTTCGCACCGGAGCATGTTACCCGGCTGGCGAAGCTCAAGAAGACCGACATTGCCAGCGAAGCCGAACGGCTGACCGATGGCAGCGGCTGGATGCCTGCCGTGTTCAAGGCCGAGGATATGGAAAACAGAGCGCAGGAAGAAAGCGAAGTCCACGGCCAGCAAGATGATGGCGACGAGAACGCGGAAAACGCGCAGGACAGCGCCGCAGCAATCACACGCGAAGCCGAAGAACTGGCCGCGTAA